CACGGGCCTCCTCAGCAACACGAGCCTCCTCAGCAAGTCTTGCATCTTCAGCCGCCTTGGCTTCAGCAGCAACACGAGCCTCCTCGGCTAGACGGGCCTCCTCAGCAACACGAGCCTCCTCAGCAACACGAGCCTCCTCAGCAACACGGGCCTCCTCGGCAAGTCTAGCATCTTCAGCCGCCTTGGCTTCAGCAGCAACACGAGCCTCCTCAGCAACACGAGCCTCCTCAGCAAGTCTAGCATCTTCAGCCGCTTTGGCTTCTGCAGCTACACGGGCCTCCTCGGCTACACGAGCTTCCTCAGCAAGTCTAGCTTCCTCAGCAAGTCTAGCATCTTCAGCCGCCTTGGCTTCTGCAGCAACACGGGCCTCCTCAGCAACACGGGCCTCCTCGGCTAGACGGGCCTCCTCAGCAACACGAGCCTCCTCAGCAACACGAGCCTCCTCAGCAAGTCTAGAATCTTCAGCCGCCTTGGCTTCAGCAGCTACACGGGCCTTCTCGGCTAGACGGGCCTCCTCAGCAAGTCTAGAATCTTCAGCCGCCTTGGCTTCTGCAGCAATACGAGCCTCCTCGGCTAGACGAGCCTCCTCAGCAACACGAGCCTCCTCAGCAACACGAGCTTCCTCAGCAACACGAGCCTCCTCAGCAAGTCTAGCATCTTCAGCCGCCTTGGCTTCTGCAGCAACACGAGCCTCCTCAGCAAGTCTAGCATCTTCAGCCGCCTTGGTTTCTGCAGCAATACGAGCCTCCTCAGCAGCATTTGCATCAATTACAGCTTGATCTACACCAGTTTCAACAGGTGCAGAAGGCTCAACTGGCGGCTCAGCAGGAGGCTCAACTGGCGGCTCAGCAGGAGGCTCAACTGGCGGTTCAGCAGGAGGCTCAGCAGGAGGCTCAGCAGGAGGCTCAACTGGCGGTTCAGCAGGAGGCTCAACTGGAGGCTCAACTGGAGCTTCAACTGGAGCTTCAACTGGAGCTTCAACCGGTTCAACTGGCGGCTCAACCGGTTCTGTAGGCACATCAACAGGCTCAATAGGTGGTTCCGCTGGCATTGAGTCAGACATTCTACCCTAGACCCTGAAGATTCATTTCGAACAAGTAAATTCAAGATTTAGTATCCAAGAATTTAGTTGTTAAAAAATATTTAGAGAAGTAATTTACGCGCCGTACCTGCACCACCATTGCCACCTCCGTTGGCCGTCGGTGAAATCGAGCTCGAATCAGTACGCGAAAAGATAGTAACAGAGCCACCTCCTGAGCCGCCGCCAATATTAGTACTATTTGTTCCTCCAGCAACACCGTTTGCCGAGATCGTTCCAGATCCAGACAGTGTACCCTCGCAAATAATGATGAGTGTTCCGCCTGTACCATTACCTCCATTAAATGACGCATTAGCCGGTACTGCACTTCCACCAGGATTACCTGCGCCTCCAGGAGCAGATGTACCAATGGAAAATCCATCAGAACCTGCACCACCATTAGCACCCGCATTTGATGTTGAGCCAGTTCCAATGAGAGCACCTGATCCGGAGCCTCCTGAAAAGGCTGTACCAGTTGATCCAGTACCTACTGTACCTGATGCCCCTGCAGCAAATGTACCACCGCCGCCACCTCCAGAACCACCTGCAGATCCAGATGTTCCTGATGTCTGACCGGCGGTTGTTCTAGATGCTGCACCCGCACCTCCTGTTCCAGGAACTTTAGGACCTGTTATGGTACCACCTCCTACAACATTATAGGTTCCAGTCGCAATTGCGATATCATTTGATGTTACCGCTGTTGAGTTAGCACCCAATGCCGACATTGAGATGGTTCCATTTACAGTTAAGTTGCCCGTGACGTATAGAACTGTAAAGAGCTTACGAACAGACGGTGCAAATGTCTGTCCTGAATTGATTGTTAAATCACCATCAACAATGATGAAAGCCGATGTGTTATCTGCGTTTGTGGTAAACCAGTTGCTCGTAATGAAACTTGATACAGTTTGAGTTCGTGTAAACATATAATCAAAGGTTCCAAAGGAGAAACCACCGATTGTTAATGATCCACCAAAACCAGGACTTGACACCGGTGGCCCTTCTGCAATAAATCCTCGTAAGTAGCTGAGTATATCAGCGCCGGAAGTAGGAAGATCAAAATCAGGAAACACATTTCCATCGCCATCTGTATCAAGTTGAAATGTCACATTCCTAATGAATAAGTCTTGCTCAGTCAGAGAAACAAAAAGAACACCTACATCTGTATAATAAGTACTTGACTCTGAATTAGTTCCTGCACTTCCACCTTCGGTCTTTACCCACTTCTGAAGACCATATTGCACTGCGGTCTTCTGCATTAGATAATTAGCGTATAACGTCCGATTTTTATTTTTTTCAATTAACTCACTGGCAGACACTGATTTGCCGATAATCAACGACATTCTATCTAGAGAATGGAAGTAATCGTAAAGGCTTCAAAGTCCTCATTCCATTCGGCCATAGTTAGCCAAGACTTCTCGCTTGATGACTTCTCAGCCAGCAATTTGCTGAGGGCTAATGTCTGAACTGATGCACGGCCCAGATCCCTATTTGAACCGTCGTTGGCCTTGAGCTCGTAGACATCAGGCTTGCCGATTACCGGTGAGCAAATTAAACACTGCTGGCCTTCCTTCAGATTCTTACTGGCGACAGTTCCAGGCTGCGGCTTAGTCTGCTGCTGAATCACCTTGATAAGACGCAAAGTCGGTAGCTCAGGCATCAAACACACATTTCCACTGGTTCCCGCTTGCTGCACTACAGTTTCAATCTCAGCTAACGAATAAATAGGCGCAACACGAATCTCCCACTCGAGCTGAAACCGCTTATCTGCAAACCACGTGTGTGTAGCAAACTTATGAAGTTGTGCCAAACGTTGACTATACGGTAAAGATGAGCGAAGCTGCTCGCCATTTGCAACAATACAGTCCTCCAGTAGAATAAGCCCCTCGCTCTGGTAAATAGAGATACCAAAGACCCAGGATGCTGTTATCAGCTCACGATCGAGGCGCATCGGCAGAACCTGCGACCTGTTTGGCTGACTCTCATTAATAACGAGAGGTCGCTGCTCGGGACCGATAATCAGATAGCCCTGATGGCCTCTGTAGGGTCTGGCAAAAACTACATACCGATTAGATCGAAGACGAGGATCATCTCGATCTGAGCGGTAGGGGACTGCGGGTGCTCGAAGCACGTCGGGAAATACTTCAGGGATTCTCTGCACCCAGTTGCGTTCATTTGGATTCGGATTCAAAAAACGAATACCTTCCTGCTGGAGTTTTGAGGTTTTTAGCGATTTCTGATGGGACATTCTATACTAGACTATGTAGACAAGGTTTAGACCCTAAGCAGGAGTTAATGCTGCAATTGAGGGAACAAGAACTATATCCTTCAGATCTGTCTCGCTTGAATTAATATGGTTTCCATTTTCATCGATGTAAACGAGAGCCTTATTGAAGGATCCGTAGATGTTTGTATCAAAGGATGCGTAGCCAGGCGGAAAGTAGTTTACATTCAGATCATACCGTATCCGCTCTGATACATTAAGAATCGCGAGTGTATAGGATCTAACTTCATTGCTTAGCAGAATGCGTGTTTCTGTATGATAATTTGCGAGGAGTGGATACTTGAACGTGTACCACTTCTCATTTTCAACATCAAAGGACTCGAGAAGTCTAGTATTAACATAAGTATGGGTGCTACTAGCCCCGTGTCGAACAAATACAGATGCTGAATTATTTTCAGTATAGCATTTGATACCAACAAGAAGCGGCTTCATTTCAGTCCAGCCTGAGTGGCCGAACTTACTGACTATCTTATCCAGGCCCGTCGCTAGACGAAACTCGAGATCATCTTCATATTTTACTATTGTCCGAACCTGAAGATAGTTTGATAAATTATCTTGTAGTGGAAGATTTAACTTGAGAACATCGAACTCATTGAGAGGAGACGACATTATGAAAGGTACTTTTAAAATAGCGTTAGCTACTTCAATTTTACTCTAAAACGCTGAGTACGCTCCAGGCTCAGAACTATCGTTTGCAAAGATACCGTTCATAAACTCGCCGCCGTTTGATGCGATTTCAGGAGCAAATGCCTGCATTGAGTGAGCTGCCTGACTGGAGCTGGCAGACGCAATGCCCGCCGCCTCAGCAATCTCACGTGTCGCATTTGAGGGTGCCGGCTGAAACATCCGCTCAGGATAGCGCATACGTTCAGGGATCGCAGCACTCTCTTCATTGGGGGCAAACTTATCATAGGCTGTCTCGGGACTAGCCATTCGTATTTCTTCGGGGGGTGCAGCTTGAGCAGGTGAAGCGGGGCCAGAAACGGCAATGTTACGCGCTGGGTACAGACGCGGCGGTGAGTCAATGATAGGAGCAGGGGCTGATGTGTCTAGGTTTGTAAATCCATCTCTTGGTAAGAAAAAGAGGACAATACTGAGAACAGCCAAAAGTACAAGCAACATCACTACACGGAATGACATCTGAGGCATAAACAGGAAAAAAATACGCTTATTTTGACTTATGATGTTTTCTAGGCCGATTGGTCGCTGTTGCTGTCGGAGGCATTTCTTGGACAATCCTCCATCCAGGAATTTCATAGTTTGTAAAGATTCCTTTTAGAAGAGGGATTCGTTCAGTCCAAACGACTCCCTTTGGTGTATCCCATTGCTCAAGAGGCTCAAGAATTTCCTCGACTATTCCATTTTCAAGCACCTCCATATGCACAAGAAGCCAATGAAATTCAGTTCCATCTGGCCACCTTTCAATCATCTTGTCGCCCGAATCCCATTTATCAATATAGACTCCAGTATCAATTGTTGATTTGTTATCTAAGGGTTGCCATCTACGGTAGACAACCATCTACTAAATTTGAGTCGCTGCGATTTAAGCATTAGGCCTATAGATAACTAGAATGCCATCGACATTTCCAATTCTTGAATTGAAGCAAGATGGAGATATCGCCTTTGGTCGTGTAAAGGCTGCAGGCGCTAAGCCTACTCTCAAGGATATGCAGGTCTATCTTAAGAAGAAGGCAGCACCTGCACTTCTGACATCCTATGCCTATGGTCAGAAGCGTCTGAGTATCTTTGGATATACGAAAGGTAAGGATGATGAGCTGTCTCAGCATCAGCTACCACCACCTTTTGAAGCGGGAGAGGTTGAGATCTATGGAAACATTATCCTTATTGCTCACGCCTTGAAGCAGCCGTGGGACAGTGCAATTGAGACTTTTGCACCGTCTGATTACGAGGTATTCTTTGAGAAGGCGTGCTCGGGTGAGCTAGAACCTGAGGAAGACGATGCAGAAGCAGGAGATGATGAAGAGGAGGAGGCCGAGGCTGAGCCTGAGATAGCTGAAGAGGAAGAAGAAGAGGAGGCCGAGTCAGTGAATGAAGAGGAGGAAGAAGAGGTAGTTGCACATCCTGCTGAGGAAGAGGCGGTTGAAGATATTCTACCGGTTGCACGTGCCAGTCGGAAGGCAGTGAAGGTAGATCAGCAGCAGATTCAGTTTCAGTACCTATCTACACTAAAGCCTCAGACTGACATTGATTCTGAAGTAGTCAATGCAGTCCCAAGTCGCAGATTAACACATTCTGTACTCGAGAAGTTCTGTTCAGATATCTGCACAGATGATGAGCAGCTAGAGTTGGAAATGGGAATCTACAATGCATCTCTTGAGGAGGCAAAGCGACGCCTTGTGCCGTTGACGTGGGATCACGAGACCTTTCGCTGGATTTACAGTATGATTTCTAAGCGCGTTATTAGCAATTTCCAGCCAAATTCCTATGTTCGCAATTCTCATTTGATTGAGCGGTGGCGAGAGGGCGAGTTTACTCTTCAGGAGATCGGTCATTGGTCATCGTATGAATTGCATCCGACCTTTTGGAAGGGGCTGAAGGACCAGCAGTTCCGGCGGGAGCAGAGGATTCTGGAGGGCAACGTGGCGATGGCGACGGATCGCTTCCGCTGCTCACGCTGCCAGAAGAAGATGACGACGTACTATGAGATGCAGACGAGGTCGGCAGATGAGCCAATGACGATCTTCATCAACTGTATGAACTGTGGCAAGCAGTGGAAACAGTAAACCCTTCGGGTTTACCATTACACATCGCCTTCGGCGATGGAAGCAGTAGAAGCAGTAGCCTGCGTCAAATTCATCTAAAGAACTTCGTGTATCAACTACTAGAAAAATGGCAGAAGCGATCCCTGATCTTAAGAAGTATGACTCAATCGAAAATTCTCACTACGTGTTCAAGGATTCTTACACATATTTCAGTAAGAATATTCTAAAGGCAGTCGGTATCTGTATCGGTTTTCCCAATTGGAAGAGCGATCTTCCTATTTTTGAAAGCTACTCGATGCCATTTGTCATCTGCAATCCTAACAATGAGTCGCCCGAGTTCTGTGAGGCTATTAAGACCAAGGGAGTCAAGCTTCTCGAATGGCTCGCATATATGAAGGCCCAGAATGTATCAAACTTCTACATCAATCCGAAGTGGGTCCTACCTATAACACAGATGCCAGATGGTAAGACCGGTACCTGCTTGAACGAAAAGGGTGAGTCTATTCCGATGATCTCTTGGTCCGATATTGTTGCGCAGGGCAATACTCTCAAGGGTCCGATGAAGTCAGATGATCCCTACTTTGCAGTCTGCCGCATTGAGATTCCAAACGAGCACGAAGTGGTATCAAGTCTACTTAGTTCCAAGTATCGTCCCTCCATTATCTATGTTCGCTGGTCTGTATCACCTGATGAGAGTCAGGTACACTGCGAGGCTGCGGGTCATCTGCAGACGTGTGGATACCGTCTTCTCTGTGTGAATAATGGATTCTATATGTACCAGTACACCGGCGCAGATATGTATTCCTGCTGTTCTTGGACTGACCCGTCAATGGCTCACCCGTTTGTGAATCTAATGACAGAACAGGTAGAGAGTTTTTTGAATCCTCCTAATCCAGAGGTCAAATCAGAGGAGACAAAAACAGATGTTTCTTCCCAGTAGATAGACGCGGTTCAATGAACCCGAGTCGAAGGTTGTTATGTAGTTTACCGATTACCCGATCAAGTCTTCTTGAGCGTACAATCGCAACAAAAGTCCCACATATCAGATATAATAAAACATTGTCTAATCTACCAAAATCTATGTCGCTCAATCAGAGGGAGTCTTACCCAAATGAAATTAAAACACTATACCCGACAAGGTTTGGACAAATGTCCTACGAACCCGTCCGTACCTCCAGTATCTGCCACCAAGCGACCAGGCGACGGGTTTTACATGTATGTAAATCACCGGTGGTTAAAAGAAACAAGTCTTTCACCTTGGCGTAGCCAATACAGTGTAAGTGATGAAATTGAGGATCTAAACAATAAGGAACTTTCCAGAGTAATTCACTCGATTCCCAATAAACCACCTACATCGGATCTAGTCAAAACACCTGAAGACTTTATTCAAACAATTCATTATCTTTGGTCCCACAGTAAACCCAAAACTGAAGAAGAATTTATTCATATTTATTTGAGGGAATTGCTACTGGCGTATTCAAGAGAAGACCAGGCAAAAATGCTCGGTCAATTCTGCAGAATGCGCATTTCGACCATCTTATCTATTTTTGGACAGGAGGAGACTCAACCACCGTATCAAGTCCGTGCATCTATCGTATCAGGTAGTCTTGCTTTGCCATTATCTTACTACCTGGATTCCACGCTTCATACTTCTGATGTATGGTTATCCTATGTCAAGTTTATTGAAATCTGCGCTCTAGAGCTCGATTCACCGCTTCTTTTGAATGCAATTGAGGCTGAAACTGAAGTTGCAAAAGTCTTGATGTATCAGTCAAGTACATTTCTAAAGAGAGTCAAAGGAAACCAACTTCATTCTATCTTTCCTTCATTTGCGTGGGATCCATTTATGGAAGGATGGGGATTTGATTCCAAATGGACAACACGATTTTGGCTGATTGATTCATTTGAAAAGACGCAAAAACTGCTGCAGTGGTACGCAACCGCAAAACCCGAGTTGCCGACTGCACTTCTTTCTTTTCATTTACTTGTAAAAGCGGCACCGTATCTATCAGAAAAAATACGAGATGCATACCAACACCTTTTTAATACGGTTCTAAAAGGCTCAAAAGACCTTCCTTCAAAAGAAACACAATGTTTGAATGTAATCAAGGAGTTGGTTCCAGAGTCTCTAAGTGTTTTATATGCAAAATCTCAAGAAAAGAAGCGATCTCTTGATGATCTCAAGCATCTCGTACACGATATTAAAGATTCTGCAATTAATATTATTGATCACACTACTCTTTTTAGAAAACAAACAGCTCGTGCAGTCAAGGAAAAAATTCACAGAATGAAATTTGAATTAGGATCAACTGCTGATTTTCCGCTACCTACTATTCGATTTGGAACCGAGAGCTTCTTGGATGCAAACTTTAAAATTCAAGAGGCAAATTCGAAACGATTATATTTTCTACTAGGAAAACCAGCATTTAGCGACCAAAAAGAAGTGTATGCGTGTTATGATGCAAATGCATCCTATTTTAGTGAATCCAATCACATTGTTATCCCTTGGGGTATCTTGCAGTGGCCATTTTATTGTGAGAATGCACCTGTTGGATGGAATTACGGAGGAATTGGTGCAACTCTTGGGCATGAGATGACACACGCATTTGATCTTGAAGGTAGCCAGTATAATCCGAATGCAGTCTATAAGGAGTGGTGGACTCGTAAAAATAGGAATCAATTCAAGAAGCGGACTCGCAAAGTATCGAAGGTCTTCTCAAAGATTAAGCATTATGGTCTTCATATTGATGGTGAACGCACTCTGAGTGAAAACTGGGCTGATCTAGGAGGATTAACAATTGCTCTCAATGCCCTAAAATTCCATCTACACAAATCTGAAGCTACATGTAAACAGAAAACGGAGGCACTTCGGAATTTCTTTATAGCTTATGCGGTTTCTTGGCGTGCAATAACACGAAAGGAGCAGATGATTTATTCGATTCAGACAAGTGTACACGCTCCATCTGAAGATCGGGTTGATGCAATTGTAAGCCAATTTCAGGATTTTTTTGATGTGTTTGATATTCAAACATCTGATAAGTTATATACACCTCCAGCTAGCCGTCTGAAGTTTTTCTAATAAAAAACTTGTTAGAGTTTTTTTAGACAGCTACGCTGTCGGCCAAAAACTTGCTAGAGTTTTTCTAATAAAAAACTTGCAAGAGTTTTTCTAATAAAAAACTTGCTAGAGTTTTTCTAGTTAAAGTTTTCCAATATAGTATAAGAAGAATGAGTGTTCCTGATTCACGAAATAGTGAACTTCGCAGATCAGAAACAATAGAGCCTACTCAAATGCAGTTTCCTTTTATGTTCTGTCAACCTCAATTTGGCTACGCAAATAAAAATATTTATGTTCCTTTGCCTAATCAATCATTTATTACAGTAGGTGAATATCCAACTGGATTTCCAGCCAATATTCAAGATTTCTTGTGGATTGAACAGGGCAATCCTGGAACTGATACGTGGAAGTGCCTGGGTCGTCTTAATTTCGGAGCATTTTTCTATTATACTGCGTACTGTAATGACACTGCAAAGACATTTCTTGATGGAGGATCAATGACACTTAGTGTTTCTTGGGAATACGGTAAATTAATTCACTATGCAATGAGTTCAGTTGATTATGCTGAATATATTTCTGAAACTGTTCCTTGCACCTTATCACCGATTCATTATGATCCTTCTAGTTTAATTTCTATTCCTGCTATTGCATCAGGAGAGCCTAATCCTAATCCAGGCCCTCTCCCTCCTCTGCCTCCTCTACCTGCTCTACAACAGCAGTAAATCTGAGAGCTTCCACTTTTCAAATGTACCATCAGGCATCGGACGCTTAACAATGATAGGAAGACGACGAGCCTCTAGCTCAAGACGAGCAATATCCCGTAGAATTGTTATATGCTTGGGAACTGCAATATACGGACGTGCACCCTGGCTCAGCTGATTTGTGCGCATTCCAAGAATCTTTGTGCGTTCATACTGTGTAAGATAAGGAACACTTCTGTGCTTGTTATCTACTTGACCATCTGCGTTGGCAAATGTAGGTGGTACATTTGTTAGAAGAGTATCCATTGAAGTACTCTCGACGGTATCAATTCTCGCCTCAGGATGAAACTTTAGAAGTTCATTACCAAGATCTTTCTTCTCTTGCTGACGCTTGCCAGACTGCTCAAGTGCACCCTCATCGATCTCAAAGTCCTCCTCAAAGTCTGCCATATCAGCGCCATTGCCTTCATCATTATCTCCCATACTAGTATTCTAACTGTACGAAGCATTCATTTTTTAGGTAAAGTTATCCACAAACTCAAAGTTGCGGCCCTAGTTGCTCAACCAACTAGGGCCTAAACCTATCGTAGGCTCAAGGTTGCGGCCCTAGTTGCTCAACCAACTAGGGCCTAAACCTATCGTAGGCTCAAGGTTGCGGCCCTAGTTGCTCAACCAACTAGGGCCTAAACTTGAATACGATTTCCAATAGTATAAGGTATGGCTACCTCTGAGTTATTTACTCCATCTTTGGTAAAAGAATACAAGTCGTTTGACGACATGAATCTTTCTCAGGATCTTCTCCGTGGTATTTACGCCTACGGTTTCGAGAAGCCTTCCGAAATTCAGCAGAAGGGAGTTATGCCGATTGCATCTGGAACTGATCTCATTGCACAGGCACAGTCGGGAACCGGTAAGACCGGTACATTTACGATCGGCAGCTTGTCGCGTGTAGATACCTCAATTAAGCAGGTTCAGGTACTCTGTCTTGTACCTACGCGTGAATTAGCTCAGCAGATTCAGATTGTAGCCTCTCAGATTGGAAGTTCAATGGGAATTAGTTCGTACGCTGCGATGGGAAAGACACCTCTCCGTGAGGATATGCGTGCTCTCCAGCGTGGCTGCCAGTTCCTAGTCGGAACCCCTGGTCGTATTTATGATCTGATGAATCGTAAGTATCTTATAACTGACCATATCAAGGTGATCATCGTAGACGAGGCTGATCAGATGCTTGAGAATCGCTTTCGTGAGCAGCTCCAGTGTATTTTAGCGCTCGGGTTTCCTTCCACTGCTCGCTGTGCTCTGTTCAGTGCAACAATGTCAGATGAAGTTGTTGAGTTTGCCGAGAAGTTGCTTGATAAGCCGGTACGTATTCTGATCCCTCCTGAGAAGGTTAAGCTCGAGGGTATCAAGCAGTACCGCGTAGATCTCGATCGCGAGGACTGGAAGTTTGAGGTTCTGCTTGATCTCTACAAGCATCTGAACATCACTCAGGCGCTCATCTACTGCAATAAGCGCCAGAAGGCGGAGTGGCTTGCTGATAAGATGACGACCGCTGGTTTCCCCATCACGTGCATTCACGGTGATATGGAGGTTCGTGATCGTATGGATCGGATGACCTCTTTCCGTAAGGGTGATACTCGTGTTATGATTAGTACGGATTTACTTGCTCGCGGTATTGATGTACAGCAGGTAAGTCTTGTTATCAACTATGAGATGCCGCAGCAGATTGAGAACTACATTCACCGTATCGGTCGCTCCGGTCGTTATGGTCGTAAGGGAACGGCGATTAATCTGATCTCAGGTGACGATGCGCGGGCGCTAAAGGAGATTCAGGACCTGTACAAGATTGAGGTTGAGACGCTACCGCAGGATTTGAGCAAGATTAGTCTGGCGTAAAAATTGACACTGTTAAAATATCATTTTTTAATAGAATGTCGCGTTTGGTTCGTATCGGAAAAAATATGATTGAACTTTCAGGCTTACACGGTATTTGGGTGGGACCTGATCATTTATGTAGATCAAAGCTAACTTTATTCTATCCTAACAAGCCAACTGTGGTGATAACATATGATCTTGATAAACATATAGAATGTGATAAAGATGCAAAGATGCTAGAGGAAGCTAAGAAAGAATTTGAAAAGACATTAAAGTAATCTTTATCAAGTAAAAAACAAAATCCACATTTTTGAATGCTGATTTTGTTTTGTTTATTTATGTTCAATTACCATTTGAGAAACGTATTTTTATTTAGATTGGGTTTTGCAAACTCCGTGCTGTACTGGAATCCAAACGGATAGTATCCAGTCCAGTTATTCCAGACCATAAATCCTCCTGCAGATCGAGATAAGTAGAACTTGTTGTAGAGATCCTGGTAGTACTTATTCAATGATGAGAAGGAGTAAGAGCTAATAACAAAAAGAGGAGCTTCATCAATTGAAAACCGGTCAGGAATTGTAGAGAACTTACACGGGACATTTAGGTGTGCTAAGATCTTCTCTTGGAACTTGCAGACTAAAGGTAGGTCTACAATTGTATAGCTCTGCACAACTTCAGGTGCGATTGTCTGAATCCAGAAGCACTCACCGCCAAATCCAGCGCCAATCTCAAGTAGATTTACCTTCTGTCCAGGAAACTTTGTCTGAATCTGCTTAATTGCAAGAAGTGCGTGATAGATATAACGAGAAGCGTGAGCAGATAGCACTGACTTGAGTGCCTTCGAATAAAAAAGAGAAGGCTTTCCAATACTGCAAAACTTTAGGAGAGCATCACTATAAGCACGGTTCGCCATTTTCTCAACAAACTCGGGAAATTCATTCACAATACAATCAACGTATTGTTTTGCATCTTCAATTGTAATTCCGATATAATTAAGTACATCAAAATCCTTCAAAAAAGTGTAGTCTTCGATCTTAGGTAGATCGAGCTGTTTGAGCAGTGCAACTTCTAAAGAAGTATATGAGTGATCAGGAGTAGTGTAAGGCATATACTGGCTAACTAAAGGTTTTCTTTAGATGTATTTTATGGACTTATCTAGATATTCAGGAGACAGTATTGTAAATACCGTGGTCCAAAGATTTATACAGAGATCTGAGTTTGGACAAAAAAAGTATGGTGTTACCTTGGATCGTAAGGATCTGAAGACTGCTGATTGGATTCAGCATATGCAGGAGGAATTGATGGATGCGATCTTATATCTAGAGAAACTCAAGACAACATTAGCATCTAACGAGGCGTCGTCGACGCAGGAGGCTGCGTCGATGTCTGAGAAGGAGTAAACGTAGAAGGAATATCCCAGGCAGCAAGGTCGCTTCGAAGCTGTGGGTTAGTACGTGGAGCTACAACAGATCCTGCAGGCCCTGCAGGCCCTGCAGCCCCTGGTCCAGATGTAGCCGGTCCTGTAGAACCCAGCGAGAATACAGGACCCGTAGAACCTAGTCCAGGTGTAGCCATTGCTGGAGCAATAAGCGGACTACGAGCTGTACTTGAAGCCCTACCTGTTTCCCGTACATCAAACCGGCACGTCGGGCAACGAACCGATCTGTTCAAAAGCCAATTATCAATGCAAGAGCGGTGAAACTCGTGATTGCATACAGTGAGTCTCCGAACTAGCTCGCCTGAGTGCATCTCATCCTGGCAAATTGAGCATAGCTCTTCCAAATCCTCCTCCAGTGTGCGTTCCGTGCTTGCTCTCTGGATGATTTCATTTGATGCGTGAACAACAACATCCTCCTGCCGAGGGCGCAACTGTGTGTTAGAAGCAGGCGTAATGAATCGCTGAATGAGTGGCAGAAGCGCCGACAATTCAGCAAAGCTCGTTAGAGGCTCAACGTCAAGGTCAACACGAACAGATGGAGGTTGTACACCCATTGCCGCCGCTGGAACAAAGTAAGTAGAGGGTGCCTGCAATTCAGATTCCCGATAAAGACGAAGTCCTCTTGCCCCCAGATTGAAATGCGCATCAATTTGCCGATGAACATATGCAAAGACTTGCGGCAATGTCTGAAATCGCTCAGGCCTGTAAAGAAGCTGAGGAAAGTAATTATGAATATCATCAAGAAGAACTGATCCGTACACAGTCTGATATGACTGAGATGATGCCATCGCTGTATAAGTTGCTAAAAAAAATGAATGGTTCATTTTTTATTGCAACCTGTATCAAAATGGCCGAGCCTATCAATGTCAAAAAGGGGCAGATTGGTCTGGCAAATCTCGGAAATACCTGCTATCTCAATGCAACCCTACAGTGTCTGCGACACGTGTCTGATCTAACGCTCTTCTTTCATAAAAATTCAGATGATTGGATTCATAAGACGGATGATAAGGATGCAATACTCTGTAAGGCCTATAAGGATCTTGTGCAGGGACTCTGGAATGGAACACCTGAAGAGAAGCGACCCGTCTTTCTGCGGCCTGCCGGTTTCGTCCATCACTTTCGCAACTCTCTGAAAGGCACTGCTGTTGAGCATATGATTGCTCCTCTTCCTCACGACAGCCACGAAGCTCTGGTGTTTCTGCTTGATCAGTTGCACGAGGGAATGAAGCGCAAGCTGAATTATCAGGTGATGGCTCCACCTGACTCACCTGTCTATGGTGCTCTGACTGCCTGGAAGGATCAGGTAGCTCCGCAATACTCGCCTATCATTGACTACTTCTTTGGTCTTATGGAGGTTCGTGTGCAGTGTTCTGGTTGCTCGAATACCAGTAAGCGCTATGAGCTCTTCAATATGCTAAAGGTCGGCTTTCCAGATTTCAAGGCTGCCTCTCTGGAGGACTGCATTGAAGACGATTTCAAGGTCGAGACCATCGACGAGTATAGCTGCGATCACTGTAAGCCCGTAAGAAAGCCGGCGACAATCAGTCGTAAGATCTGGCGCTTGCCACACAATCTCATTGTTGTCGTGCGCCGCTTCAATATGAACGGAACCAAGTGCCACGCACATCTGAAAGCGGAGGTTGACCAGACATTTACAAAGTGGTTCAGCCCTGAGAGTCAGGAAACAAGCAAGAAGGCAACCTACGCAATTCAGTCCATTGTAGACCACCACGGTTCCTCCAATGGTGGTCATTACACTGCACAAGTAAAGAGCCCATTTACTGGCCTCTGGAATAACTACGATGATGAGAATGTTCATCAGATTATGGACGGATCTAAACCAGTTCTTGGCCAGTCATCCTACGTACTGTTTTACAGGCGAAAGTCATCCTAGGAGGTAGAATGAACTGCTACGGTCTGAATCGCTTTGGTCCAATTGAAAAGAAGGAAAGACCTCAAAACTTACAAGAAAAGAAGGAGATGGAAGATAAATTAGCTGCACTTTTGGCGGCTCGCCAAAAACAGGATTCCATTTGGATTCCGGCGGATCAAGAATCAAAAAAACAAACTGCGTCTTTTTCCAAGAAACCCAAAGCCAGTTCATAATTTTTTATAGATATAAAGTATAAAATGCCTAGCCCTCGGTGTGCTCCGTTCATTACGGCTGCTGGTGTGTTTAACTCTCAACTGGCTCTCAACAAGTTGACTACAGCGCAGCGCGGCGAGTGTGATCTTGAGGCGCGCCTCGCGCTTCAGGCGAAGAAGCATTCGCCATATGCCCAAGCCCAAGGAGGACGTCGCACGCGCAAGAACCGTAAGAACCGTAAGGGTCGCAAGGGTGGTAAGAGCCGTCGCAATCGCCACTGAAGGGCGACACCAGCCGCCACTGAAGGGCGACACCATTAGACAGAAGGTCCTTTAAAAAAATTCTGCGTAATAAGTATAGAATGGCCTTTTTCACTGCAACCCCGAAGTCTTGCAAGACTTATTTTGATGAGGGTGCCGTGCGTGCTCCGCTAATCCCGGAAGTTGCTGAAAAGATAGAGAAGTACGGTGCGCAGTTTTACAGTGCTTGCGACGGTCTTGCAGCGAGTTCTGGTATCCCGCGCCCCGGTACAAATGCCTGGAGAATTGCGCACCCTAATAAATCTGGCGGCCGCCGTACGCGCAAGCGCAAGAGCACACGCAAGGGACGCAAGGGTAGCAAGAGCCGTCGCAATCGCCACTGAGGGCGACACCAATCGCCACTGAGGACGACACCAATCGCCAATAAAATATACTTTTTTAGTAATAGATAATGGCAAATTCAATGAAATCATTAATTAAAACAGGCTTCGGTCTCGGATTTGGTGTTATTGGAGCACAGATCGTATTTATTTTTGTGGGTGCATTACTTTTCATACCCGGTTATATCTTGTACACTAGGGAAATGAAAAAGGGAAATAAAGGGTCTTCTGAGCAAATAATGGGCATTATTCTTATGGGATTTGGTTGCCTTTTAATGCTTGGATTAGGCTTTGGTGTTTTATTAGATAGTTTAAGCGATATGCTTTAGTGCGGTAGCATCTCAAATAACAAAAAAAGAATGAAAATTACTTTTTTGTTATTGCCAGAAAGGATTTGATGGACTTTACTTCGCATTCTTGTGAAACGAAATAATGTACTTTGGATAAGCCGCTGCAGCATGTGGTGATACAAAGATGGTCGGATTGTCTATATTATCCACTGCAGAATCATATTTTGTAGTATCAATGACCAATTGATTAGACCCCCGGCACATCCGGCCAACAAGAACCGAACAGAGAAACATATAAGCTACTCCGTCGCGACCTTGCTTCATATAGTTAAAGCTGTACGATGCCTTCTCGGCAAAGTAAGTTCCCTTGCCATACGCGGAAGTTTTGTTGTACTCTGGATTAAATCCTCCGGCGGCGATTGAATTGATCGCCTCTTCGGAAGTTCCGTGAAAGAGAAGTTTCTCATTTCCGATTTTCAATTTAAGTTCATCGTAAGATTTCTGGAGAATTGGATTTTGAACTTCTTCGATCCAACAAATGCAAGAGTTCGGAAAACTCTGGCGGACGCGTTTTGAGATTTGATCATAAACCGGATCGGACATTTCAATGTAGACCGTTTTGGTTTTGGAGTCGGACATTCGAGAGTACAACTATAAAAAAGTGATGAGTCATCAATTTTTTACTGGTGTTTATGTTTGATTGTATTTTTCTTAAGAACTCCTCCTCAGGCGTACATTCCCTCAGGCGGACCGCCATTCTTCTTTCGCTGAGTCAAGAACTTGTCCACGTGATCCTTCTTCAGAATGAACGGAAGGCTGAAGTCCTTGATGTAGAACGGTAGATCCGGGTTGTTGAACAGCCGGAGCATATTCAGCTTCTGAGCGATCTGCTCCATACACCGCTTCAACTCACGGACACCCTTCTCCTCCTTAGCATACGTCTCCAGGATGTGCTGCAGAACCTCCTTGGAAATGCCGACACGCTCCGTCAGGTTCACCTCTTTCAGCGCCTGAGGCAGGAGGAACTTCTCGGCAATCTCCATCTTCTCCTTTGAGCCGTAGCCCTCCAGCTGAACAACGAGGAAGCGATCCAGGAGAACTCGGTCGATCTTGTTGATGTCGTTCGCGCTGAAGACGAACATTGCCTGGCTGAGATCCAGAGGAATGCCGGAGAGGTACTTGTCCTCGAAGTCGGCATTCTGCGTCGGATCCGTCAGATGCACCAGGAGATTCTGAATCTCCTCGCCCTTCGGAGTGTCGCTGATCTTGTCCAACTCATCGAACATCAGAACCATTGACATCGACTTTGCCTGAACGAGGGAGTTGACAATCTTGCCACAGTGAGATCCCTCGTAGACCATCTGGTGGCCACTGAAGGTGCTGGCATCGCTGTCGCCGCCGAGAGAGATGAACTGGAACGGCCAGTCAAGCGCCTTGGCAATTCCCTGCTTGATCAGACTGGTCTTGCCAATACCCGGAGGGCCAACCAGGAGAAGATTCATTCCCCGGCTCTGCGGATTCGTGATCTTGCTGGCGATGAACTGCAGAATCTGAAGCTTGGATTCCTCCTGGCCGTAGATGGCATCGTCGAGACACTTCTTCGCCTTCGCCATAAACGCCTGGCAGATCTCAGGGCCCTCCTCGACCTTCACCGGAAGTTCCTTGCGAATGCCGAGAGGAAGCGAAGTCGCCTTCTCCAACCAGTTGCGCATCTTGTAATACTCGCCGCTACCGGGATCGATGTTCTGGAGGTTGTTGTACTTGGCCATTAGCTGTGCCTGAATCTCCGGCGTCGTCTTCATATTCAGAATCTTAAACATCACGGGCTGATCCTTTGCCTTCGGGCGGTTCTCGAGTGCCGTAATCATTCGCTTCTGGTCCTCCTCCTTCAGACTCTTGAACTGGTCAATGTGATCGTCGATCGTCTCGGTCTCGATTGGAGTCGTCATTAGCTTGAAGAAGGTCTGAACGATCTGAGGCTCCTTCTTGATCTTGTAGCGCTTCGGAATCATTCGCTCATCCTCCTCAGAATCGCCGAAGCCGAAGTTCAGCATAATGCTGTTGTGAGGCTTGCCATCTTCATCCTCCTCGTAGTCCTCATCCTCTTCCTCTTCATCCTCATCCTCCTCGTAGTCCTCGTCCTCTTCCTCATCAGGAGTGCCAGTTGTGGGAGACTCTTCCTCTTCCTCAGACTTACGACTCTTGCGGCTTGAGGACTTCTTTGCAGCAGCACGAGTCCTACGGCTCACCCGGACAGGCTCTTCCTCCTCCTCTTCCTCACTCTCACTTTCAACTACGGGCTGCTTCTTCTTTGGTGTACGGCGATCGGCTAGCCGCTTTGAAATAGGCCGGAACCCTCTGCGCGACCGAGTCGGCCGGACTTCCTCCTCTTCACTGCTGAGCTCCTCCTCAGACGTGGTGTAGGCAATGAGGCCCTGGATATTTCCCTTGCTGTCCACATCGTCGTCATCATCACCACGTGCACCACCACCCCGCTTCTTCTGCTGCTTTGGATTCGTATCACGCTTCTTGGGAGCGTCCTTCTTCTCATCCTTGGCGGAACGGTTCATCCTGTTTTCCTTCTTTAGATTACGATCCATCAAAACGCGCTAGTACCAGTTTCAATGGTACGGGCGTGTTCAATTTTTGGTTCATTTTCGCTCATTTAGTGAGCGGCATCTGACACTAACTATTTAGTTCCGGTTGTTGCGATTGCGATTGCGGTTGGTGCGATTCTTGCGAGTGGAGCGGTTCTTGCGGTAAGTGCGGTTCTTGCGGCTCTTGCCAGAAACAAGATTGCTAACGCTGTTGTTAAAACGGCCAGTAACCACGCTTCCTACACGGCGGACACCCTTCACTGTGCGACCAAAGACATTGCCAACAGTGTTAGTTAATTCAAGGCCGACATTGCCAACGGCGCCGAGGCCCTGATTGACAGGGCCATACAAGCGCTCTGTGAAGCCAATGCTACGGGTATTGCGATTCTTACGGCTGGAACGAGTAGATTTACGGTTCGGCATTTCTATCTTTACGCAGTATTTTTTGATTTGCCAGTCAGTAAATCCAAAAGATCCATACAGGCGAAACGGGATTTGGAAGAGAGACCGGGAACTGATTCACGCGGTTCGGCAATCCACTGGCCGAGTTCCTTCTGTAAAATTGAACAAATGAGTTGGTGAATTTCATAGGAAATCTTGGCACAACAGAGTCGCCGTAGACAATCAAAATACTCTTCGACCGTCTCCTTGTACTTTTCATCGTGAACGCATTCCTGAATACAGCGCTTTAGTGTCTCGAGAGTCTTGGAGATCGTTTGTGCATCCAAAACCTGCAGTGCCGTAAGCTCGGCTAAAAACTGGCTGTATCCGAGACGACACTTCTTGTCGACTTTAGTTTCCTTTGTCTCAGTCGCATCCCAAATATCGAGATAGGTTGTGTGCAGTTCGTGTACTTCTTCGAGGATTACGGGATATTCCTTTTGAATATCTGCAAGAAGTCTGGCGAAGAGAGAGCAGTATTTATCTTCTGCAGCGGCCTTTCGGAAGACAAGCCACGTGAATTCGCGTACAAATTCACGCTGATCACTGCCGAGGATCTGAAAGAGAAATCCCTTGACATCATCATATGTCTTGACACTGAATACGTTGAGCTTGTTCAGAATAACGGTATTTAGAATCTGATCATCGCCGATCTTGGAACCATTATGAAATCGGCTAACGTAGCGTGTGGGCTGTACAGGCGCCTGTGTCTGCACGTGGTTTGTCGTAGGTGCTGTGCTTTGAACTGGTTGAGGCTGCGGATGAGCCTGTGCTACACTTGATGTAAACCGGAAAGGAGGACTACCTGAGCTGGGGTTCTGGTTTAGGCTCTGGCTCTGATGATGGCTCTGGTGATGGCTCTGATTCTGCATATGTGCAGGTACGTGGTTGCTTGTATTCGTAGTTCTCCAACGACCCTGGCCACCTCCAACATGCAACGTGTCTTGAGGTTTACCGGTCTGAATAGGCTGTCGTGATCTCCAAGATACGGAATCGTTGCGGCCTCCTGTTTCGTGCCCACTCCTGACCCTGATGGACTGAACACGTTTGCGCAATTCATCAGAGGCTGGTCGGAGGGTTGGCCTCAAAGCCAAAATCGATTCGACCTGAATGCTAAGATTCGTGGCCATATACTTAAGACTAATGAAAATTGGTTTAGGTTCTGAAAGAATCTTTACCAGACGAAGTTTATCTGAGTCTGGTTTAGGTTCTGAAAGAATCTTTACCAGACGAAGTTTATCTGAGTCTGGTTTAGGTTCTGTTTTATCATTGCGGTTTTTTATGGACCCTCCATTCCTCTAATCAAACCAGGATGGACACGACTCATTTACTGCAAGAGTGTCGTATTGATGCTGTATTAGACTCATTATCTATCAATTCTCAGTCAGGTCGCGATACATTTAAGGCCCAATGCAAACGAAGTGCGACGAATCCAAGCGTGCTTGTTGCTAGATCAGATGGTTGGGCGAAACTAATTGCAGATACAAACCCTACGTGGAGAGAGCATGTGTCTCATCTTCTGGCAAATGAAAAGATCCTCCGATTGATGGACCCGGCTACAGCTTCTGCATCGCAGCAGGAAGACTGGTCGCAGATTCTCTTTACAGGCGAGTTTTCTACACTAAATTTCTTGCCGTTTCTGCTAATGTATGTTGCTGTTTCGAAGATCTTTATAGCTCCTCTTATCGCCTGGACAATGCCATTTATGACGATGATTCTACCTTTCTTCGCACTGCGTTTTGTTTACGGAATACCTATAACATGGGAAGCGTATTGGGCTACAATGAAGCCGATGATCTTTGGATCTTCGGATAAGCCCTTTTCGATGTCAAGTTTGCTTCAATGGGGCTCAATGATTGTATCTTATGGACACGGTTTATACTTGCCGTATACGAATGCGAAGCACTGTTATGCGATTGATCAGAAGTTGATTGAATGCTCAAGAGCAATAAGAGATTCACTGCAGCGTTTGGATGCAATTGCCGCCGAATGGAAACTGCTGGGTCTGCGTAGGCCTTGGAGGTATCCTGACCCGTCTTTTTACGGTGATGAGCGTCAGACGATTGCCTGGCTCGTTGAGGATAAGACGCTGCTACCGAGCCTTTACAAGGCCATTGGGTTTGTTGAAATTGCTGCGTCCATCTGTCAGACGCCGCATTTAGTACCGGTCAACTGGGTTCAGAGTGCAACGCCATATTGTAAGATGATTGACGGTGTGGATCCGCTGCTTACCGAAGAAGACCGTGTCCCCTTTACATTGACAATGGGCTCAACATCTCATCACGTAATCTGTACAGGGCCAAATCGGGGTGGAAAGTCAACGTTTTTGAGATCGGTCTTGACAAATTTGGTCTTGGCACAGGGATGGGGGTTTGCCTTTGCGTCTAGCTGTACATTAACACCTGTCGAGTGGATTCTGAGTAGTTTGCGATTGGAGGATCGCCCCGGTGCTCAGAGTTTGTTTGAACGCGAAGTCAATGTGGCGGGTGAAATTCTGAAGCGTGAGCGTCTAGGAAATACGCGTGGTTGGGTTATTATTGATGAACTCTTTCATACCACAAATCCACCGGATGCCGCTACGGCAAGTCAAGTGTTTTTACAGCAGATCTGGTTATCTGAGCGCATCTCGAGTTTGGTCAGTACTCATTTGTTCTCGCACGCTGAGAATGCCCCTGGACACGTGCAACGCTTGTGTGTAGATTCTGAGAAGGATGATAATTCTGATGCAATTCAGTATAAGTATACAGTGATTGAAGGAATTAACACAATGAGCAGTGTGCAGGAAATTTTACTTGAGTCAAATGTTTTACTTGACACTGCTTCACTTCACGCGGATTCTTGGACTTTGAAAACATCGATGATGGACTTAGAATAAATGAACGACGCCTTAATGATCGGTATTGTTCTTACACTTGTATTTGGAGCAGTTATCTTTTACTTGTACAATCGTCTATCAATGACTGAGCGCAAGCTTGGTCTTTTTGAGGGTATACTGACGGATCTCAAGATAATGATGGATTCTGCACCGTTTTCGATGGCGCCGCAGCTTCAGCAGAGAGATATGAGTGAATTTGAGCCTACACCTGAATACTTGAATGCTATTTCCGGACCGTTGCCTCTACAGAAGGAAGATGTTGAGGAAGTTGCACCTGAGGATGAGTACCAGCAGACGCTGGAGCAGGCTTTAGAGCAGGCGGCAGCCAATGAGACAAAGGAATCCAAGGATGGTGGCTACCGCAGTCTGCAGATTGACGATTTGAGTGGCCAGGCATCTGCGATTCAGGTGACGAAGCTCTCTCCGGATGTGGATACAATGACAATCAAGGAACTCAATGATTTTGCGAAGGCAAAGAACATCAAGGTTCCGACGGGTCTGAAGCGCAAGGATCTGATTGAGCACATCAAGAAGTCAATTGAGCCCTCGACTGAAGTAGTGGTACAGTTGGAGGGCCCTCCGATTGCGACTGGCGCTCCTATTGTATAAGTGCTAATTAGTACCTAACGGTAGATGGACAGCCAACGCTTTAATGAAAGAACAGCGCCTGATCTGAATCCAAAGACCAGTCAAAGATATACTGAGAGAATTGTCGAGGCGACACAAGTTCCGAATAAGATGACGGCTCCGATTCAGGATAGTCGGTTTCCTGGTTATGCAGCGATGATGGAGGATGGTCGTCTGGTCACGGACTACCGTATGCATTGCGCACATAACTTTAATCCCAAATATGGCAATTCTGTGCGACAGTGGATGCAGACGAATGCAGAGGGTATTCGTCAGGTCACGCGCAAGCGTCAGATGGATTCGCTAGGTGGTGCATTTTTTAGTAGTTCGTATGTCCCGCCTGGATCTGTAGTTCAGAACTGCACAGAGTATGAGTGCACAATGATGCCGACCAATGATCGCAAAGGAATTGGCCTAGTTCGCAATGAGCGTGTACCGCCGTTGTTTGGAACCTATGATCCGACAAGGTGGGCGCCTGCAGAAACAAACACAGCACTGACGACAGTCTTTGAGGGTGGACGCAATACACCGAGGGGAAGAGAGTTCAATGTACTTGGGGGCAACTTGGTTCACGGAAATGATGGAAAACGTGGAGTACCGGGATAAATGTCTAGTAATTCAAAAACAAACAAGAAATTTGAATTTCTTATTTGCTTTTTTCAGAGTCGCTTATGCGATCGGCCTTACGCGATCGGCCTGTCGCTTACTCAGTCGGCCTGTCGCTTATGCGATCGGCCTTTCGCTTACGCGATCGGCCTGTCCCACTGCGTTGTCTTGGTGGCCGCATTGTAGTAAAACGTCTTACCACTCTTGCCAACGTGCTGGGTCCAACCGGCAGGGAGTTCTGCTTCGGGAACTACAGAGACAGGCGCAGGTGAAGGAATTAAAAACGGTGCTGCGGGTGCTACTGCGGTAGATACTGCAGGCACTGCAGCTGTTGCAGATGCCTCCTCAGCAACAGTCTCTTCAACTTTTGCTTCAGATACGGTTGTCTCAACTATAGGTGAATCTTGAGCAGGGACTTGAGCACTCGTAGCAGTTGCAGGAGCCGGCGATGAACTAGTGAAATCAGTATAGATATTCTTTTCCTTTTCGGCATCTACATTGATGATTGTGTCTTGAGGGATAACAGTAGGAATCGTATTTACCATCACGAAAGGCTTGGGTATACTTGGCTTGGGTCCAGCAATTCCTCCTGTCGCAAACTTCTTGGATAAGGCGCCAACAACCTTTGCCTTTTGAATGGATGCAATCTCAGCCGTGCGATCGGCCTTCTGTTTCTCGTGTGTCTCATTGTTAACATTTGAAACATTGCTCGCTGTAGTAAGTTTAGACTGGGCAGCGGCAATCGTTGCAAGAGATGCAGCCGATGCTGCGCTCTTAATGGTCTCATCCGCAATCTTCTTGATCTTGCCGTCAAGATCAGTTAGAACCAGTTGCTTCAGAATACCCTTCTTGTATGCAATATTGACTGCTGCCTCCTGAGCAATCTTCTGTAGGCGTGAACTGGTATCTACAAAGACCTTCGTGTGCTCAAGTTCACCTGCGATATCCGGCTTTCTGACGTCAGTTGCAGTCTTAAATTCCAATACAAACGCAGTAATCACATTTTCAGGGATTGAGGGAGACTGCTCAATCAGACGATCCAGTTCAACACGGAACATTTTCATAAATGCAAACGCATCCATACGTTCCTTTGGATGAAGCGATAGCTCAATGCCTATCAGACGATTGAATTTGCCCCACGAGATTGCAGCCGTACGATGGGCTTCTGAGCCACTTGCATAACCAAGTCTGTTCGCGATAGTAGTCAGAATTCCGGAAATAATTGAGAGACCACCAAGACCAAGCTGTGCATAGTTTTTAATTGTAGGATCGTTTACAACGGAGCCGAGTGCAAAATTTGCCGCACCTGTCACCGTGGACAGAATGATAATAGGAAACATTAGGCTTTGGTCGCTCTGGTAAAAAATGCGACCTGTGCGCTCGTGCATCCAACGATAGCAGGCGGCCTTGTCGGCCCATTCAGCAAAGAGATGTTCGAGCTCCTTTGTCCAGCCGTTATTGAAGCGCTTGACCTGCGGCTCAGGGGTCTTATCGCCAGGTGTCTTATCACCAGGAGCTGCACCTATGCCAGTGCCAGCAGATTTTGCCATTGAATCAGAAGAGTTATCCATCTAACTAACCTAAACAAACTGTCTGAAGAGCAGTAAGGATGTTAGCTCTGGATATAGGAATTAAACATCTGGCATTCTGTGTTGCTGATTTAGACGCAGCCAAAAAGGTCGTTGTTAAACATTGGTCAGTAGTCAATCTTACGAATTTATCAGATACTCCAAAGCCTGTGTGCGCCATTTGTCAAAAACCCGCAAAGGCTAAGGCGCCTGAAGGTCTTGTTTGCGGGCGGCATATTCCCAAAGATAAACCGCAGATCTTTGATGAGGACACGGGAAAGCCAATTAAGAAGATGCCGACGATTGCTCAGATGACGGCATTTTGCACAGCGCGAGGTCTTGATGCAAAGGGAAAGCGGCCTGAATTATTGGCTCGTGTCGAAGCCAATGCGACTTTACCTCTTGCCAGGCAACAAAAGGCTGCGTCCTTTGCTGAAAATACGTGTGGCTTGCACGATTCAATCCGGGAATGGATTAAAAGGGATTGGTCCCAACTATCGGAAGTAAAACACATTTACATTGAACATCAGCCGGTCTATAAGAATCCAGTTATGAAGACGGTGCAGATTCTTATTTTTGCGACCTTGAGGGATATGTTTCTAGCGAACAACAAAAGCCCGGCGTTTCACTTTGTGCACGCTGGCAAGAAAGTTAAGGGAGCTGCAGCAGGCGATGAGGGTTATAAGGATCGTAAGCTCGGTTCAAATGAACGTGTACGAAAGTATCTGGAACCCTTTGCTGCAACGTCGGATAACGGTCGCTGGTATCAGTGGTGGCAGACGCAGGCAAAGAAGGATGATGCGTCTGATACATTGTGTATGATTCTGGATAGTGTTTGATTTTGTGTGTAAACTTGTTTTGTGTACAAACTTGTTTTGTGTACAAACTTGTTTTGTGTACAAACTTGTTTTGTGTACAAACTTGTTTTGTGTACAAACTTATTTTGCGTATAAAGACATACTTAAAAAAGACTGTAGGAACGGAGAAAGATGAGCGGCAGTGTTACTATTCAAGAGCTGCAGAATGCGGCTACGGAGCTAGGTCCCCCGATTCAGATTTCATCTGAAATTGGAAATGTAATTGAAGTCAATGATCTAAATGATGATTTGGGCTTGAATCTGTTGGCGAATCAGACAAAGTCTCGGGATTTCCAGCCTTCAGTGCAGGCGCAGCCGTCGTTTGGCTCAGCGCCCATTCGTCTGTCAGTGCCTGATGAATCAAGCAAGCCGATTCAGTTCGATAACTTAGAGCCGATTGAACTAAATACATTTAGTACTACGGGGTCGAATTCTAACTCATCAGCCCCGGCATCTAGTTTCGGTTTGCCCGAAGTTTCAATCAACAGAGAGTCCAATCCGTATGAAAATATGCAAAGTTCATCTGCAGGTCCTAGTATATCGCTTACATCTGCTGCACCGCGTGATTTGGAGAGAGAGCGTGCAGACAAGGCAGAGTATCTGAACAAGCTTCAGCGTCTGGAGTCAAAGGGATTTCCTGTATCGAAGCGTTTCACAATGGATAATTCAATCGATGAGATCAAGCAGGAGTTTACTCGCCTGGTGGATGCTCGTAATCTGGAGTCAAGTTTGCGGTTCCAGCGCCAGATGCTGATGGGCGCTATAACGGGAATGGAGTGGCTAAATAACAAGTTCGATCCGTTTGACGTCAAGTTGGAGGGTTGGTCGGAGTCAGTCCACACAAATGTAGAGGATTTCGATGAGATCTTCGAGGAGCTGTACGACAAGTACAAGGAGCGTGGTAAGATGCCGCCTGAGATGCGTCTTATGTTTGCAGTCGCTGGATCAGGATTTATGTGCCACGTCAGCAACTCGTTCTTCCGTAGCAAGATGCCCTCGATGGATGATGTTCTTCGTCAGAATCCGATGTTGGCGAAGCAGATGGCGCAGGCGGCTGCAGCGAGTGCGGGCCCTGGATTCGGCAACTTTATGGGAATGGCAATGGGAATGCCGGCGCCGCCAGGAATGGGTCAGCAGGGAGTGCCTATGCAGGCAGCACCGATGGATCCTCCTGGTCCGACGGGCGCATTCTTTGGATCCTCAGGAAGAGGTGCACCAAATCCAAGCCCTGCAGCACAGGCGGCATCTGCTGCGCCTCTGCGGCGTGAGATGAAGGGGCCGTCTGGCGTTGATGATATTCTAAAGACATTCGAGGAGGTTCGCCGTACGGAACTTGAGTCGATGGGTCGTGCCCCGCCGCCAAATAACTCGGTTCAACCTGCGATGGTAGCAGCAGAGCTTCAGAGCTTGGCCTCGGAGGATATGGCCAGTCAGGCTGAATCAACGCGTACAGGCGGTGGTTCAGGAAGGAGACGTGGGCGCAAGGCAGCACCGGTAGGAAATATGTTATCGATGGATGTCTAAAATCAGGTAGACATTTTCAACCAAAGATTTCTAAGAGTTTTTTGGTAATTATTATGTGCTTCGATGTGCTTAGTATTTTCGGGTTTGGCAAGTTCAAGAGGTGTCGCTGCCTGCTGCTGTAGCCTCGCGTGTTTTTCAGTGAGCCGCTTGAAAATTTCCTGCTCATCGGGTGTCATTACTTCTCCAGTCTTCTGTTGACCTACAGATTCTTCGTGATACCCCTTGAACAAGTACAGAGGGCTAGCTTCATTTAGCAAGTAGCTGATGACAAGAATCGTTATTATGGAAAGAGTTCCTGCAATCAGAATATTGCGTGTTGCAACAAAGAAGATAACAAAAATCATTAATCTGCGAAACCACGGCTGATTGAGGAATTTCTCCTGCCCTTTGGAAATTTCGCCAGGCAGAAATCGACCCCCAATATTCAAAAGAAAGATCGCAGCGGCAATGGTATAAGGTGAGGAAGCAACTTGTACTATGGCAGCTTCAAAAGGCCCCGAAGGGGCTGCAGCTGATGGAGGAGGACCACCAAAGCTCATCTAACGTTCAATACTAATTTATGTTATCTGAATCATATTTACAATATACATCAATACAGCAACAGCTGTTAAGACACCAACACGTGGACACCATTCTGCACCAATCCAAATAGTCAGGAGAAGGAGTACTCGCCAAAGAGGGGATGCCCAGAGTGCAACCATTGTTGCTGGATAGGGTGTCCGGAGAGACAACCCTTCAAACACATTCCATCCAAGGAGTGCAAGTACGAATATAAGTCTAAGGGTTCCATCAACTGCCCCTACGGGATCTAGGGCGTCTAAATCCATCTACTTTGAAGACGAAGAATCGGAGGGTCCAGACGATGACATTGAGCTACCCGAATTAGTGCGATTATCGGAATCTGAGATGGCTGATGTTAATACCTTGTCTGCAGAAATGGCTACAGGACGTTCACCTAGCACCTTTTCTACGAACCACCGATTGGTCGTACTGACAATTTTGGTGGAGTTGATGGTATCAGTAACAGGTTGATTTACATCAAATCCTTCTTCTGAGTCCTCCGTCTGAATGCGTGCAAAGATGATTAGAGCAACGGTTGCTGCTAGTAAGCCAGTAGCCCAATCAAGAAAGAGCACTAGAAGCAAAGGCACTACAAAAAAGATGCTTGATCCCACGACATTTGACAGGAACATAAGGTCTTTCCGGGGACATAGTTCGACAAACGTACCCACTATGATAAGTGCGATTACTGTCAAAACAGTTGCAGGCTTTTCAAGCACAGAGTGAGCATTATCCATCCAGGCAAGAAGAGTTGCAGTTGTTTCTTGACTTTGTAAGGCAACTGAAGCCATTCTGGCTTCAAGCGAGAAACAAATGCGCAAAAAGACATCGACTCTCGTTAGAAGAGGGATGGACTTTGCTTCCCTACAAGATGCGTTTCCAACATTTGGCCAAGAGCCGATAAAAAAGAAAAAGAAGGTAAGGCCTTCTAGCTTACCATACGCTGATGGTACTTTGGATATCGATGGCTCTCAAATGACTGTTGGCACTCCGACAGATGGCTTTCAAGATGGATCGCAGAACTCGACGGATCCCGACCGCCCGGCCGTGAAAAGAATGGGATCTGTGTCTGCTTTGAACTCTTCAGAGAATCTTGATAATTTAGTGAATCAAGATACACTTTTTAAAATGAAGAGTACTGGATTTAACACTATGAATTCATTGCCGCCGCCCAAATCGCTCAAGTTAGCATTATCACCGAATCCCCCGAGTTTTTTTGGTGCTGAGCCGTTCCAGAATCCATCTGAGGATACGAAGGCACAGTTCTCGAATCGTACGGATGCACCCAATGGATATATGCTGGATGCTGACTTTGCCAAGAGTTTTGAGCAGACTGGATTTGGCAAGGCGACAAATTCGCCGTTAGCTGCCCCTGAACTCCGGCAGCGGTGGAAGCCGTTATCAAACGGTGTTGGAACTGCATTTACGTACACACCAAAGAGCAGTCAGTTTACTGGGTTAGATCAAAGTGATATCGATGCAATGAAATCCAAACTAGACAGTCTGATGGCTCGTTTAGATGACTTGGAATACAGAAAAGCCGCAGAAAATCCACAGATGGAGATGCTCGCTTTCATAATGACGGGTCTTTTCCTGATGTTTGGGCTTGACGTTGCAGTAAGGAAATCGACAGGAATGCGGCTCCTTAATATTAGATAGATCTGTAAAATTCCCACTGTAGATCCTTGCAGATCTTCTCCCAGATCTTATCCTGGGCGTACAGCTTGTCGCGATTCTTCAGAAGAGGAAAACAGTGAAGAAACCCGTCGAGTTCAAGCAGCTCACATAGCTTGTACAGTACGTAGGAATACGATAAGAAATTGGATCTGTCTGCGGGACAGTGCTTTTGAAAAGACGGCTGAATCTCTTTGAAGAGATACCGCAGTTTTTCCTCGGTCTCGCGGTCCATCACAGGTGCAGTGTGGCCATTTAGACGGCTCAGAATATGCGGCACGTGCTCATAATAGGAGTTGAACTTGAGTTTCTTGAGAATCTCACGAATCTTGGTTCGATTCAATGAGGATGCCTGAAGGCGCTCCTTCTTGATCTGAGTCTGAATAGCCTCAAAGACTTCCTCAGGAATCTCCGTGCTTTCCTTGGCTTGAAACTGAGCGAGCCACTCATTGAAGTGGTTGATACGCTTATAGGCATAATAGGACACTTCGCGAGGCGGGTCCTTATAACTGGGCTTATCGGAATCCATAAGGATGAGCTTATGAAATCCACATTCGGGGCACGAGATTGTTGCATCATTGACTGATACCTTCATATCCTCTCCGCAACCATCGCACTGAAAGGATGTGTCATTGAGAGCGTGGCTGGGCCGATTATAATGAGGATCCATTCGCTGCAAGTACTGGTCAAGAAGCTGATCACGGCCGAGGGTTTCTTCCTTATTTTGTGTATGGGTTGCAACAACAACTACTGGAGCTTGAGAGACACCATCGCTAATATCTTGCTTAGACGCATTTTCAAGAGCTTCAAAAACGCTTCCGGGCCTAGCCCTTTCGGCAACCGAGATTACATTGTCGGCACCACGGTGAATTCGTTCTTGAATATCGTAATACTGAAAAAGTAGATCGCCTGTTTGTAAAAAATAGTCAAACATCGCATCTTTCTTGTCAACTTGGTTAATCTTTTGCTGAATTTCTTTGATATCTTGTTCAATTCGGTATCGTTGCATTTCTTCCGTTTCTTGCTGTAGTTTTTCTTGAAGCTGGTGTTGCTGATCCTTCCAGACAGCAATCTGCTCACCTACGTCCTTTATCTTAGATAAATAATGTTGATGAACAGTATCTAGAGTCGTACGCGCCTCTGGATTCGACCGCTTTGAGGGTCGTATCTTGAAGAAGGGATCACTCATAGCTTGACTGCTATAGGCTTCCTAGATAGTGTCTTTAGCCCCTTTTTGTATACAAACATATGCGTCTTTGTGTCTTGAAAGTTCATCCCGGGTAAACTTAAAATTTGCCTCCGTATAAAATTCTTAAAAACGCTGCCAGCGAAAATTATTTTCTCTGGCAGGGTTATAATCAAATGACAGGTGGTGGTTTAATGCAGCTCGTCGCCTATGGTGCCCAGGACGTTTACCTCACTGGCAATCCCCAGATCACCTTCTTCAAGGTGGTCTACCGTCGCCACACTAACTTCGCGATGGAGTCCATCGAGAACCCTTTCAACGGCTCTCCGGGCTTCGGTCGCCGTGTCACCTGCACAATCCAGCGCAACGGTGATTTGATCTACCGTATGTACCTCCAGGCCACTCTCCCCTCAGTCACCCTCCTCACCAGCGACGGCTCTGGCGCCCAGTTCCGCTGGCTCAACTGGGCTGGTCACCAACTTGTCAAGAGCGTCGAGCTCGAGATCGGCGGCCAGCGCATCGACAAGCACTATGGCGACTGGCTCCAGATCTGGAACGAGCTCACCCAGGAGCCTGGCAAGCAGGCCGGCTATGCCAAGATGGTTGGCAACACGCCCCAGCTCACAAACTTGCTCACCCAGGGTGGCGAGGACTGCGACAACAGCTGCGCCGGCGGCGAGCCCAACACCAGCACGGAGGGCCTCAAGTGCTCCCCTGAGTACACCCTCTACATCCCGCTCCAGTTCTGGTTCAACCGCAACCCTGGTCTTGCGCTCCCGCTGATCGCCCTCCAGTACCACGAGGTCCGTATCAACCTCGACTTCCAGGACATCCGCAACATGTGCTGGGACATCTCCCCGCAGCTCAGCAACCCGCACACGGTCCGCGACCGTGTCTCAGCTGCTGGCCTCGTCGCTGCGTCCCTCTATGTCGACTACATCTACCTCGATACGGATGAGCGCCGCAAGTTCGCCCAGGTCTCCCACGAGTACCTCATCGAGACGCTCCAGTTCACGGGCGGTGAGTCAATCACCTCCTCAAGCAACAAGCTCAAGTTGAACTTCAACCACCCTTGCAAGGAGCTCATCTGGGTCGTTCAGCGCGACTCCTTCGTCTCCTGCGACGACAACGTCGTCAACCAGTGGAAGGGACAGCAGCCGTTCAACTACTCCGACTGGTGGGACCGGGCCGTCCTCGAGTCTGGCTACTCGGTTACACGCGTTGAGGGCCTCGCTGGCAACAACCCGGTTGTCACGGCGCTCATCCAGCTCAACGGCCACGATCGGTTCCAGGTCCGCGAGGGACGCTACTTCAACGAGGTCCAGCCTTACCAGCACCACACCAACGTGCCGGCTGTTGGCATCAACGTCTACTCGTTCGCCCTCCAGCCCGAGCAGCACCAGCCCAGCGGCACTTGCAACTTGTCCCGTATTGATAACACGACCCTCCTCCTCACGGTCTCCAACAACGCTGTTGGCGCCGCGACGAGCTCAACGGTCCGTGTCTACGCGACAAACTACAACGTGCTCCGCATTATGTCAGGAATGGGCGGTCTCGCGTACTCCAACTAAACGCGCAACCTTGCAAAGGTTGGATCACCAGCGGCGGCTGGCAAACCAGCGGCGGCTGGCAAACCAGCGGCGGCTGGCAAAAAAATATACAAAACCACAATCAAGATTCTTAAGAATCTTAACTGTGTTTGACTTAGCCTAAATCTTCTATAAATTCCCAACTAGATGTCTTCTTGGCTCAGAGGCCCGCAGAAGAAGAAACAGCCACCGCCAACTACACTTGTTATAACGCACAACAGTGGTTTCTTTTCGTGTTGCAGTGTTCGTCTTGATAAGATCATACAGTATTTCAATAAAAATCGTACTTTACCGCTGATCGTAGACAGTTCTGCGCAGTTCGAGTGGTACAAGCCACCAAGGAGCCATAAGGCCTCCATCGTAGACACCTACTTCACTACAGATTCGAGTGGCATTTCGTTTCGAGGACCTGTTAGCTATGAACAATGGTACCAACTTACCGACTACAAGAAACTAAACTTTACTGCAATTCAGCCGTTCATAACGAAATATTTCACACCTTCACAACAAATTCAAGAAATTGTTTCAAATCTAGAAACCAAGTATTCGCTGGACTATTCCAATCTCTGTGTTTTGTTTTACAGAGGCAATGATAAGGCAACGGAAACTGAGTTATCGCCTTACAGTGAGTATATTGAAAAGGCCACTCGGCTACAGGAAGAGAATCCGTCGATCCATTTTCTTTTACAGAGTGACGAAACGGAATTTTTAGAACTATTTTCAAAAGAATTTCCAAATTCATTTTATTTTAAGGATGAAATTCGCCATATCAAAAAGTCAAATACTACAGTTGATAAGGTCTTTAAAGAAGATAACTACGAGTTTTCCAAGTATTTTCTGGCCATCACATTATGTATGGCCAAGTGCAAATATATAGTCTGTGGATCTGGAAATTGTTCCATCTGGATTGCTTTGTACAGAGGAAACACTGAAGGAATGTACCAGCATCTACACGATAGATGGATCTAAATGGTTTATTGTAATCTATAGAATGGACATTCAAGATCAAGATGGGAATCCTGTTGATATTGCAAATTTGGAGAAGCCTGAACAAGATTTAGCAAAAGAATATATTGAAGAAACGGATGTAGTCTTTGAACTCGGTGCGAGATACGGTTCAGTTTCCTGCATCATTAACTCAATATTAAAATGCAAAACAAATCAAGTTGTTGTAGAGCCAGATGAAAGAGTTTGGAACGCACTCGAACGAAATAAAAAGGTTAACAAGTGCGACTTTCATATTGTAAAAGGGTTTGTTTCATCAAAGAAACTAGGGTTAACTAATTTAAATGAGTATTATGGAGGCTACGCTGCAACCTATATTGATCAGGATGACTCAAAAATCCCATCCTATACAATGGAAGAAATTAAAACAAATTATAATTTACAATTTAATGTTCTCGTTGCAGATTGCGAAGGTTTTTTAGAACGTTTTTTTGATGAAAATCCTAGCTTTTATGATAAATTACGTCTTGTTATGTTTGAAGCAGATTATGTAGAAAAATGTAATTATACTAAAATAAGAGATACGTTAAGGATAAAGGGATTTTTAGAAGTTGTTCACGGACATCAAAATGTATGGATAAATCCAGGCGTTTAGATCCGTGCAGATTTTAAACGATCATCTATAATAAGATGATAGTTTATATAACTGGTGCTTCCGGTTCAGGAAAAACAACACTTTTAAAGAGTTTATCAGTTAAAGCTTATGATTTAGATGATATTTACGAAAATAATTGGAAAAAACATAAAAGGATTGATACTGTTCAAAAGGGTGTAATCAAAGATATTAATATACTATTATCTAAGAATAAAAATATTGTATTCGTTGGACTTCAGGGAAAAGATGATTTACCTTTCATACCTGATGTAATATATATCCTTATAAGAAAAGACTATGAACAATATTATAGGGATAAATTAGTAAGAGATTTGAATCTCTTATGTAAATATAAAACTGATTTTGAAGAGGTATTAAAAAAAGAGCCTTTTAATGAATTTAGAAAGCATTTTTGGTCAAATGATATAGTTAATATGAAATCATTTGATGAATTCAAAAAATACGTAGATAAGATGAATAAGAGTATTCAAAAGGATTTTCCTACTGCAGAACTTCTAACGGCATCTGAAATCATACAAAAAATAAATGAAGTTTAAAACTGAAGTTTACTCAAAGTGAAGTTGGAGTGTATCACCTGCAGCCGAGGCTTCATCCATCATCGCCGATAATGCAGTCTGTCGTCGTTCCAAGGCAGATCCTTTCAAATTCATAGATCGCCGCTTCCACCACCATTCAAAGCGCAGTGCCTCACGCTCAGACTCAAATCCGCTGACATAGCAGACCCTATACCAGCCTCCAGGAAACTTGGACGTTGCTCGTGCGCCCCCCTTAATCTCACCATTATGCTGTCGTAAACGGCGGTGAATGTCAATCGTTGCTCCTACATACGTGTGCACAGGAGATTCTACTGTAGCCAGAAGATAGACTGACCACATCTAAAGATACTGTATACAGTATCTCTAAATGAGATTCCAAGATTTTGTGTGGCAACCTGAGGATGTCGTCACGCATTTACGGCTACAGGAGTTAACAGATGATCTGTGTATCTTTTTAAAATCAGATTGTCTGCACGAAAAGGGTCAGATTGACTGGCAGGGTTCGCTGCATCCACCTACGTGGCCACCTGAGCAACGAATCTGGATCTCAGGTCGTTCAGATTTAGAAGTCAATGATACTCTTGTTGCCTTGTATACTGATAAATTTGATCGGTGGTATGCAACCAATAACGAATCTTCAGATCCTCGAGTTGTTTCAATTCCGCTAGGAATGCAGACGAATTGTAGACCAGATTGTATTGATATGATGGCAGAAGTTGTACGGGAGCCAAAGGTCGATACAAATTATGTCTATATGAATTTTAATATCGATACGTGGATCGGTGAACGATTTGTCACGTATCATTATTTGAAAGATCAGCCTTGGGTAACTTATGAATCTCACAGTCAGGAGTACATACACTATTGTAGACAGATTCGCAACAGTCGGTTTGTTGTTTGCCCGCGAGGCAATGGATATGATACACACCGTCTATGGGAGACATTGTATCTAGGATCTATACCTATTGTACGAAATCACGCGACCTACGATCAATTTAGTGAGCTACCGATAATTCAGATTCATAGTTGGTCAGATGTATCTGAGGAATATCTTGAGATGGAGTACGAGCGTATTATGAACACTGACTGGAATTTTGAGAAGTTATCGATGGATTACTGGAAATCAAAAATAGTGTCTACATAGATGGAGACTGCGAACATAGGAAATTACAAGGCAACGGAAGACTGGTATTATATTGTGCCGGCTACACTTCTAGTCGATGTGCTTGTTCTGTTTTTTACAAGATATGCTCCTTCGATGGCAGGTAAGCCGCTTAATCAGTGGTATGACGATTTTGGCTTGGCCGCTGTTTTATCGGATGTCTCAATCATTCTAATTGGCATTGCAATTGCTCGCTATGTTTACACGTATTTCTTTCAGGATCAGGAAGGCTGGAACATCTGGTACTTTATCGCCCTTGCGATCCTGATCCAAGTGCTACACGATGTATTTTTTGCTGTAGCTGTGGTCAAACCGATACCAAAAGGACATAATGAAATGATTGATGTCTTCAAGGCATACATTTCCGGTGGACCGAAGATTGTTGCATTTGATGCTGGAATGGTAGCTGCATCCATTGGTATCGCGTCTCTTCTGAAAAATCAGGATTTTCACTATACTGTATCGTTATCTCTGATGACGGTCTATACAATGACCTATATTCTATTTACGAGACCTACTTAGCTTAGTTAGCAAAGCAGCGCAAGATCAAGTTCTAAAATCTGACGTCTGAGCCAGGCAGGTACGGGCAGGCCAGCTAGAAACTTAGGCTTTAGAGAGAGTGGCTGTTCATAGTGATAGACTGCAACAAAGCACCATTCAGATCCAAAGCTGGATACCAGCGTAGTATAGAATATATACTGGTAGCCAGGAAATGCTTGAAGCAGATGATCGAGTATACTTTTTAATGTCTTAAGACTACTGCAATTGTGAGGATCATAGCCACCAGCGTTCATTACAAAGCCACCTTTATTGGCATAGATTCGTTGCATTACTTGCATCAAAAGTATTGACCAGTTCATTTCTTCAAAATCTGGATCTGTTAAATCAATAACTACAGCATCATAGTTTCCTTCTTCTTTAGTGAATTCCCACGCATCATCATAAATTATACTAAGACAAGGGCACTGAAAAGATCCTTGCGACCATGCTTGACCTTTTTCACACATTAGTTCTACAAGTTGATAATCATAGTCAACCATTGTGATAAAAGTAATTTGATTCTCTCCACAGCGAAGAATCTCACGAGTGGTTGCACCCTCAGCACCTCCTAAGAGTAAAATTCTCTTCTTATTCTTAAGAGATCCGAGCAAAGGATGTACAAGAGCCATATGATAGTTCATCTCATCCTTAGTTGAACTCTGAAGAACTCCATCGAGAAAGAGCATCTGACAGTCCTTGCATTGAATAAGATCTACTGTCTGCTTTGCCGTCTTAAGATGATAGGAAGAAGCAGGAAAATAGGTGTAGATTCGATCTACACCTTGGTCAGGATCTTGTTCAATATACTTGGCCTCCATCTGACCTCTATACCAGATCTTGCAATCTCGCCTTTAGGGATTCGTAGTTGGCTGCATCTAACCCCTCTAAAATCTGACGGTTTTCAATTGAGCCAAAAATCTGTTTGTGGACTTCATCATACCGAGCTAAGACATCTTTTACGGTGGATACGATCTTTTCATAGGGTACCCAAACTACGCATTTTGCATACGGAACTAGATCAGAGAGTGGACTTAGTTCTGAGATTACAATGGTACCATTAAGAAGTGCAGGAAGTACACGAAGTTCTTCAAATGTATGATGATGTTCGGTTTGGTGGATATTAATGAGAATTTTTGTCTTCAGATATAAATCTTGTACTTTTTTCTTAGTAAAACAATTATTTACATTTGTACACGATACTTTGCTCATCATCAATGAATACAGCAACTTTTTACGGCGTGGCTCTTGATCATTGATAAATGTTGTCATAACTTGATTGTTTCGTATACCTTTTGTTAAAGAAGGCATATACAAGCAAGGTGCAATATAAATAAGCTTCTTTGCTAGTTCAATTAGCGTTGCATCAAAGGATGATCTTATATTTTCTATATTTGGATTGCTATATTCTATAATCAGATTTGCAGTTTTTAATTGATCAAGACCAACAATACGAATTAAATAGATTTCATCTGGTTTTTGAAGAACGGGGACTGCACCATCAAACGCTCCTGCAGTATCTCGGCCGTCTTTTCTTACCAAGGTATGCTCATAGTTATACAGAATTCGAATGCCTTTTTCATTTGCATTTATAGTTTTTTTGAAAAGAATTGGAGTTTCAAATCTCAGCTCTTTTGAAATACGCTCCATTAATGAAACGCAATAGTCATAGTAGTCTTTTGTATAAATGGGTTGCTCTTCTGTAAGAATCATTAGATAAATTCACACTCAATTGCTTATGTGGCCTAAACAGGCAACTCTAAAATCTATGGCCTAAAATTGATTGATTTCCCGGCTTAGAAAAGAACACACATAACCTCAGAGATGTCAGCGGCTCAACGTACAAAACCTGAAGTGGAGCCTATTCTGGGCATTCAGTTTAGCATCTTCAGCCCTGATGAGATTGAGAGACGTTCGGTAGTGGAGATCACCTCGAACGCGACCTATGAAGGAAATGAGCCTAAGATTGGTGGTCTATTTGATCCGCGAATGGGTGTTTTGGACAATGGAAAGCAGTGCCGTTCGTGCGGTCAGTCAAATACGAACTGCCCTGGGCACTTTGGTCATTACCGCCTGGCTCGCCCTGTCTACTACATTCAGTTCTTGCCAATGGTTCAGAATGTGCTCAGTTGTGTCTGTATTCGCTGTAGTAAACTGCTCGTAGACAAGGAGCACAGGACGTCGATCAAGGGAAAGAAGGGCGAGGCAAAGTGGAAGGAGTTGCTGGAGGCGTGCAACAACATCACGCGATGTGGCCAGGAGACTGAAGATGGCTGCGGTGCTCGCCAGCCTGACAGGTACAAGCGTGGTGGCATTGCACGCATTGTTGCTGAGTGGGATGAGATCAACAATTCAAACGTGACAGTTCCTGGAATGAAGCAGCCGCTGGAGGTGGAATATGTTCAGCGACTCTTCCGCCGCATCACAGATGAGGATGTATCCTTTATGGGTTTCAATCCTCGCTGGTGCCGCCCTGATTGGATGGTCTGCTCTGTTTTGGCGATTCCGCCTCCACAGGTTCGTCCTTCAGTTGTGCAGGAGAATAACCAGCGCTCAGAGGATGACTTGACGCACAAGCTGTTTGAGATCATCAAGACCAACAAGATGCTGCTGGCCAAGATGGAGGCGGATGGCAGCAAGACCAACAAGGGCTATATCGATGAGCTAACGGATGTTCTTCAGTACCACATCGCCACACTGGTTGATAATCAGATTCCGGGTGTTGCTCCTTCTGCGCAGCGTGGTGGTCGCCCTCTCAAGAGCATTCAGCAGCGTCTGGGATCAAAGGAGGGTCGTATTCGCTACAATCTCCAGGGTAAGCGTGTGGAATTCTCTGCTCGCTCAGTTATCACACCTGATCCTAATTTGTCCATCGCTGAGCTTGGCGTACCGACTAAGATTGCGATGAACTTGACTGTTCCTGAGCGAGTCACGGACTTCAATCGTGATAAGTTGTACCGCCTGGTCCAGAATGGAACCACAGTCTATCCTGGCGCCAAGACGATTCAGCGCCTTGATGGCCGAATGATCAGCTTGGCACACGTGAACACGAAGGAGATTGTACTGTACAATGGCGACACGATCAATCGCCATCTGATGGACGGAGACATTGTACTATTCAACCGTCAGCCGACGCTGCACAGAATGTCAATGATGGGACACCGTGTCCGTGTACTTCCGTACAATACTTTCCGTCTAAATGTTTCTGTTACGAGTCCGTATAACGCAGATTTTGATGGAGATGAGATGAATGCGCATATTCCGCAGTCATCAGAGGCGATTGAGGAGCTGCACAACATCGCTGCAGTTCCGTTTCAGATGATTAGCCCGAGGCACCAGAAGCCCGTCATCAAGGTGGTTCAGGATGCACTTTTGGGCTGCTACCGCATCACGCGACAGGGTGAGTACTTCAATCGTCGTGAGTTTATGAATCTGATGATGTACAACAAGCGGTTCAATGGCACTCTGCCGCCGCCTGAGATTATCAATGGAACTCCGATGTGGAATGGCCGTCAGGTTCTCAGTATGCTTCTGCCTGCGCTTAACACTGACCTCAAGAACAAGCAGTATGATGATGATCCGAGCCAGAACAATATGGTCAAGATCCGCGACGGTATGATTACACAGGGTATTGTCGATGACGACGTACTCAACCGCACAGGTGTAGGTATTGTGCATTCCACGTACAATGACTTTGGTGCGACGGCTGCAGTCAATCTGCTTGACTCCGTGCAGAGCACCATTGAGGCGTACCTCGTGATGAGCGGCTTCAGCGTGGGTCTCTCAGATCTTGTTGCTGATGAGAAGACACTTGACCGAATGAATGAGATCATTCAGCAACGCAAGAAGGAAATCGACGAGATTGTACTTCAAGTGCATATGGACTTATTCGATAACAATACGGGTAAGTCGAATCAGGATGAGTTCGAGAGCCAGGTGTTTACAAAGCTGAACAAGGCTATTGAGGAGCTAGGTAAGCTGGGTCAGCAGGCTCTCGCTGCGGAGAATCGTATGATCAGTATGTTGAAGGCGGGCTCGAAGGGCAGCACGATTAACGTATCACAGATGGTGGCGTGTGTAGGACAGCAGAACATTGAGGGTCGGCGTATCCCGTATGGTTTCACTGACAGGACACTGCCGCACTACAAGAAGTTCGATGACGGTGCAGAGGCACGTGGCTTCGTTGAGAACAGCTTCGTGAAGGGTCTGACGCCGCAGGAGTTCTTCTTTCACGCGATGTCGGGTCGTGAGGGTCTGATTGACACGGCAGTCAAGACGGCTGAAACGGGCTACATTCAGCGTCAGATGGTGAAGGCGATGGAGGACTTGGTGACGCAGCACGACGGCACGGTGCGTGATGCGCGTATGAACATTGTGCAGTTTCACTATGGTGAGGATGGACTCAGTTGCACAAAGGTGGAGACGCAGGGTCTGCCGATTCACGGTCTCTCGGATGAGGAGATTCGCAGGACAGTTGGTCTGCAGGGAGTCGAGTGGGCAACGGTCCTCTCTGTAAGCCGCACTGAGAACGCGGAGGCGATCAATGGCCTAGTTGATGCGATGATTGCCGATCGCAATATGCTGGTCGAGGGCGTCTTCCGCAATGGCCGTGCGTTGGGTCTCTTTGGCCCGATGAATTTGGATCGAATGATTCTGAATTTGAAGGTCAAGTTCAATCTGCAGCCGAATGCATTGACTGATCTTACACCTGAGTATGTACTAGATCGCATTCGTGATCTGGGTGCACGTACACTTCCGTTCCATCGTCTCTGGAATGCGATGTTGCGCTACCATCTGGGCCCGCACAACTCAGTTGTCAAGCACCGTATGACGGTCTTGGCATTTAATACTCTCTGTGAGCAGATTCTGGTCAAGAACTGGTCATCGTGGGCGCAGCCTGGCGAGCAGGTGGGTATTATTGCGGCACAGTCAATTGGTGAGCCGGCGACACAGATGACGCTGAATACCTTTCACTTGGCGGGTGTGGCATCCAAGGCAGGTATGACTCGAGGAGTACCTCGACTGAAGGAGCTCTTCAAGGTGACCAAGTCGCCGAAGGCAACTTCGCTGACGATCTATCTGAAGCCTGAGTTCCGTGAGAGCAAGGAGAAGGCTCGCGAAGTCGCACAGGACTTGGAACTTACGATGCTGCGTGATATCGTGACGACTGTGGGCCTGTACTATGATCCGAAGAACCAGGGAATGCCGGCGGATACGGTTGTTCCTGAGGATAAGGAACTTCTCGAGTTCTACAAGTTCTTTGAGCAGCGCAAGATGAACGATGACGCGAATCCCGAAGCAGCAGAAGCTCCTGAGCCTTACAGCTACTGGATGTTGCGCTTCGAGTTCAATCGTGAGGTGATGTTCAATCGCAACATCACGATGGATGACGTTGCCTATGTTCTCAATCAGAAGTTCACAAATATGATTCATATGATCTATACGGATTTCAACTCCGAGAAGCTCGTGATGCGTATTCGCCTTGTCAAGGAGACGCTCGTTGAGGATGATGACTATGCAAACTTTAAGAAGGTTCAGTCAGTCATCCTGAACTCAATTGCGGTTCGTGGTGTTCCTGGCATCAAGGCAGTCTCGTTCCGTAAGTCTGAGGACCGTGTGGAACTCAAGGAGGGCAAGTTTGAAAAGGTGCCCGAGTATGCACTAGATACGGATGGCAGCAACTTTGTTGAGGTGATGAATCACCCTGCAGTCGATCCGACTCGTCTGTATACTACGAATGTCCACGATATCATCGATATCCTGGGCATTGAGGCTGCGCGGGCAATTCTGCTGACGGAGATTGACTCACTCTTCGCGTCTGCAGGTGTCAACTACCGTCATCTGGGTCTACTTGCTGATAGTATGACACGTGCTGGCCGATTTATGACGGTTGATCGTTATGGCATCAATAAGAACAATATCGGACCTTTGGCAAAGGCATCTTTCGAGGAGACGGAGAAGATTCTGCTGCGTGCTGCGCTCTTTGGTGAGATGGACCCTGTCACGGGTGTATCCTCGAAGATTATGACGGGTCAGCCGATCCGTGGCGGCACGACCTTCAGCAGCTTACTACTGGATGAGGCCGCACTGATGCGCTTACAGAAGGGTCTGCCGCCGGTTGAGGATATGGAGGAGGAGCAGGAGGAACTGGATGACGATGAGATTGCGGAGGAGTTGGCGTCGTCGATGGATGACAAGTGCAGTCCTGTTCGCTTGCGAATGAACGCGGTTCTACCGCAGGGAGATATGGAGTTGGAGGAGCCTGATGTGGAGTTGAATATCCTAGAATAAACGCAAAAATATAAATGCTACTAAAGCCCAGTCGCTTTAGTTAAGTATGTCGTGGCCAACTGTCAAGCCACCTTGGAAAACAGTGCAGTGGCTGCAGTGGGGAGACCCTAAAGTGGTACAGTGGCCGGTTGCTCCTGCGCCAAAGTGGTCTCTACTGTTGCCGATTGAAGATGCATCTGGCTCTCTTGTTCCACTCAAACGTGATATAGAAAGGCTTGATGCAATAGGTGAATGGGAATACTTGAAGAGAGGATCAAATCCATATGAACTTGTTTTTTCTCAGTCGCAAGACCAGCGAATTCCTGCGTCAGTCTGCAGTCTTCGTCCTCTGAGTCGGTCATTTTTTAAAATGACAGAGATTCTTACAGTTCTTGACTTTTTCAAGCGTCATGTAAAAAAAATACCGACATCTATTTCTACTGCACACGTCTGTGAAGGCCCTGGTGGATTTATTGAATCTCTTTTATTTCTTTCAGCAAAGAATAATACAATTGTTGAAAATGCGTGGGCAATGACTCTCAAACCGACCAAGTCTAATATTCCTGGATGGCGACGAGCGTACACATTTCTGCGGAAATCACCGATGGTCCACATCGAATATGGAGCAGATGAAACAGGTGATATTCTTATTGCAGCGAATCAGGCAGCCTTTCTTGAAAAGTCAGGAGGAAAATGTCAATTATTTACTGCAGATGGCGGGTTTGACTTTAGTGAGCACTATTCCACACAGGAAGATGAAGTATTTCCTCTACTTGTTTCATCAGCGCTGATCGGTCTGCAGACAATGGCGAGAGGCGGTGATTTTGTACTGAAGCTTTTTGATATGGATAAGCCATCTACACAGCATCTAATTGCAATTCTTGCATATTGTTTTGATTCTTGGCTTCTGTACAAGCCGGCATTGAGCAGACCGTGCAATGCAGAAAAGTATTTCTTAGGAAAAGGATGTCGATTTGTTCCTACGTGGGTCATTAAGCTTCTTTCAGACTTGCGAGATAGTTTTCTCTTTCGAGAGTCTCGTGTTGTAGAACTTTTTCCTAGTATTAATCCTATAATACAGCGGCAGATTCAGAAAATACGAAACGAATTTCTGGAGAAGCAAGTTGCTGCTCTAGACTATGCGCTTTCAAATAAGGAAAACTGGAATGAAAATCCTGAAGTTCTTTGGAAATCAATCAATGAACATTCAGTTGCTTGGTGCAAGTCATTTGGAATGCCTTTGCGACGTTAACGACTATTTTGGGGTGCAAGCTGAGGTGTCACAAACTTGTCAAGCAGAACCTGGCCAACATTGACTGATGCCTCGTGCTGCGAAAGCTTGCCGGCACCCATCTGATCTAGCATATTAATCATCATCTGCAGAGCACGTTCATCATAACCTTCCGGTCTCGTAATCATATTGAATACGAGTTCGTATTGTTCAACAAACTCTGCATACGTCTGCTTAATTTGTTCTACGGGAGTTCCTCTATGCAAAAGCGACCGAATCTGATTAATATTTAGACGAAGGTAAGCTGATCGCTCACTTGCATTGAAGCGCGTTGTTTCAGCTGCAGCCTCTGCAGTCATTGTAGACAAAGATCTCATTTCGACAGAAGGTTGGCTCATCTGAGCCGTACTCAGAAAAACAGAGCCAAAAAACACCGCATCTAGATTAGCAATATGCCGTTTCCTCCCGAAGCACCATTTAATCCGAAAGTAAGTGCTGTTCCAAATCTTGATTCAAGTTCCGGAAACCCCGCTGCTTACAAGGACCCTAAGAGTACTGCTTCAATGGGCTTGAAACTTCAGGCGATGTCAGATCAGGCATCTGCAGATACATTATACGATCCTCCGCCACCGCCTCGTAAAGGTGAAAAAGAAGGATTCCAGGTGCAGAATCTATACAAGCGAGGGCCGTGGATTACTCAGACAGAGGCGTGTAAAAAGCAGGATACTTATTTTTTTAATGAAGAAGGCTTTAATGACTTTAAAGGCTATCACGAATCATCAACTTTAAGTAGCACCAATTGGATTTTACTGTCAATTACGGCAGCAGCTGCGGGCCTTCTCATCTGCAGTTTTGTGCAGAAGAAATAGATATGCAGGCAGCTAAAGAAGAGCTTGATACGTGGGGTGAAGAGTGTCTAAAAACACTTGATACTTGGGCTAAGCAGGAAAAAGAGTCTTTTTATCAAAAGAATATTAAAAGTCCTAAAAATAATGAAAATGTACTTCAATCCTATGAAAAAGAACTAATTACCTATGCAACAAAGTTGATAAATGCAATTAATAAAGAAAGTAAAGAAGATCTTGAAGATCTTAATTGGCCTGAGTCGCTACATAACTGCATACAGGATATGTCGCTACGAACAATTATTGTAGATCGAGTTCACGATTGGTTTATACAGTATCCTCACACAAAGAGTGCTCTTCATTTAGACGAATTGGAAAATGAAAATGCCACTGAAAAATCCAATCAAAAGTAGAATGGTAGGTTCCCTCCCATATGATGACCGTAAAGGTTGCCCACCCAATTATCACAAGAGAAAGTCATATACATCAAGAAGTGGCCACCGCGTGCACCCTCGCTGTGTTCGCTCAACGACAGTTCACAAGGAGAGCAGTAAAAACTACACTCGTCGGGTTAGACAAGTGCAGTCTGCACGTTTACACGCCATTGGTAAGACGGCGATTCGCAAGTCGCTAAAGTGCCCGCCTGGTAAGATTCAGCGTCGCGGATATGTGCGTAAATTTGCCACGACAGTACGTCGCAAAGGCTATACTGTCCGTAAGGCCAGTGGACAAGTCTACCGCATTTACCCTGATAAGGAGGATGTATATGTCAAACCATCGTGTGTAAAGGATCCTGGTCTACCTGGTAAGGGCCCTGCTCCCGGCAAGGGCTTTAGCATTCTACGCAAAGGTGAGCTGAAGAAGTACGGATACGTATACGATGAGTCTGAAGAAAAGCGCCATACGGCCTTGAAGCAGGCTGAGAAGGAGTTTGGAGCTCTCGGTGTCTATCGTAAGTTAGACGCTGTTGCGAAACTCTCAAAGCGTACAGTCCCTGAAGCGGCAAGAGTCTTTGCAAAGGATCGCGAGTGGATCAAGTCCCAGTATGAATTGAAGGCTTTTTAGGAATGAAGTAAATTCCAAGTCCTTATTGTCAAACCATCAAAGCAGAAGAGCAATGGATGCTTCTGCTTCGATGCTTCCAAACCAAATAATCAAATCGCCAGAAGAACCTACGAGACCCTATGCGATGTTCCTTGTATTGCTCACCTTTGCCATAGGGATCTATGTCGCAATTGATAGCGGTGCAAGTACAGTTGCAGTAGGTACGAACTGGGCAGAGAATCGCTGCCAGCCGCAGTATATGTTGATGGCTGGCCTCTTTGGCCACGACATTAACGAGAACTTTCAGTTTTGCTTGAATCAAATTATTCAGGAAAAGACGAAAAGTACCACGGCACCCTTTACGGGTGGAATGATGGGATTTACGAATATTCTGACAAATTTAATGAATTCTGCAAATTCATTTCGTGTGACCTTGGCGACACTGGTCGGCGGAATTATCAAGATTGTCTCAGAATTCAAAGCACGATTTACTGCACTCTCAAGTCGTATTCAGATTACGGCCTCGAGAATGAAGGTGATGATGAATCGTATCTATGGAATGATGTTTTCGATTATTTACTTGGGCTTATCTACGGTAACAGGAATTCTCAACTTTGGTGATTCCTTTGTTTTCAAATTCATTGATGCGTTTTGCTTTCCTCCGGAGACACCCATTCAACTTGAAACAGGAGAGTTCAAACCAATCTCAGAAATTCAGATTGACGATGTTCTTGTTGGATCTCACCAGGTTTCTTCAATCTACCGTTTTGCCGCAGATGGACAAGAAATGGTTCGTCTTGGATCTGTAGAAGTCAGTTCGAATCATTTTGTCAAATACAACGGGGTTTGGATTCCAGCCAAAGATCATCCTGATTCCTATTCAATTGGACCTTGGGCAGGTGGGCTATCTAGACCACTGATCTGCCTGTCAACGATTGATCATCAGATTGACCTGGGTGGCTACAGATTTGCTGATTATGATGAGACTGAAGAAGGAAATAAGGAAACGCAGGAGTGGGTTGATCAGTCATTAAATGACAGAAGACCTGGGACGCCTTGTCCCGGTATGTCATATGATATCGGTGTACCTGAAAAAACTAAGATTTATACTGAAGCAGGCCTACAGGAAATTGGAAGTATTCAACTTGGAACTTATATTACAAAGACGGATAAAGTGGTTGGTATTCAACGATCTAAGATTGAAGATACTACGCTCTTGCCATCACGTATTCAGATTGGATCAGGAACACTTCTTTGGAACCCTGAAAGTAATAAGTGGATTCGTGCGGGAATCTTGTATGGAGTGGATCTACTTGCAGATCCAATCTATAGCGTTTCTCTTTTTGTAAGCCCCGGAGCACGATACCAACTTGAAGATGGAACCTATGTGAGAGATGCAATGGAGGTCTATAGTCCAGATACGAAGAAGGTCTACGCCGAGAAATTACTTGGGAAATAAGCAATCGGACGAAATAGATGGAGTCAGCTCCTACAGCCCCAACAGTACAATTACCTTCAAGTAAATGGACACAAACAGTTTTTCTATTTTTGACCATTTCAATTCTATTTTTTCTTGGGTTTGCGATGATGATTGGCCAGTCATCAGCTGCCGATATTATTGCACACTGGGATGACCGACGATGTGATTTAGATGTTATGCTTTCGGCATTTTATTATAAACCAGACGATGATCCAAGGTCTGCAACAGAGTTTACGACGGACAATTATAAATTTTGTGTTGGATCCAAAACAGAGACATATCTAAAAGGCATTTTTGGTTCACTCTTTGAGGTTTTGGAAAAGCAAATGGGTGCTGCAGATATTATGACAAAGGTGATGACATCATTAAGACAATCACTTGCTAATATTTACGGGCCATTTGCCAAAATGATGAATAACTTTTTCAATAAATTTCAACAAATGGGTGCACTTGGATCACGCATCTTTCAACATCTGTATATGGCAATGAAGAAGGCAACGGGTATTGCCATTGCAAGTATCTACATTGGCCTGTCGCTACAGACAACCATTTTGAATACAATTGACTTTATTATTAATGTCATTATGATTGTTCTGTACATTATGATTGCTCTTTCAGTTATCTTTTTCTTTCCTATATTGCCTGTGATGGCTATGGTCTATTTGGCTGTAAATGGAATTGAGAAACTTGCGCCTGGACGAACAGGCGCTATGGGTCAAATCTTTTGTTTTGATAAGTCTACATCAGTTATCTTACAGAGCGGAGTAGCACAAACAATTAATGAAATTAAGGTTGGTGATATTTTACGAGATGGGCAGACAGTTGAAGCTGTAGTACAATTGATGGGACCCTTATCTCCCTTATACGTGATTGACGGTGTAGAAGTAAGTGGAGATCATAGAATCTGGTCGCCTTTAACAAAACAGTGGATCTTTGTCAAGTATCATCCTAATGCCTATAAATCATTGAAAAATCCTGATTACTTGTGGACTTTGATAACATCGAATCGTGAGATTCCTGTACAAGGACAGCATACAAATCTTCGATTTGCTGATTGGGAAGAGATTCCTGATACAGATGAAAATGCGAAACTGTGGGATCGGATTGTGACGGATCTCTTAGGTCAGGCTCCTAATGCAAAGCCTCCGATGAATGCACCGGTGCTTTCAGGAGGACTTTTTGTTAAGAAATTTCAATCAGGGTGGGTGCCTATTTCAATGATTCAACAAGGTGATTGGATTATGGGTGAAAAGCGGTGGACAAAAGTAATAGGAGTCTGTATCCGGCAATCAGTAGGAGGCATCGGTCAAAAAGAGTCTCGTATCACGGATGGAGTTTGGATAAAGGAAATAAACTCTCTGAAGGAATGGTATCATTCTTCCAAAGCATCAGATCAACACCCGTGGGTAGGATATCAATTACTTACGGATGAAGGAATCTTTCAAATAAGGGGGTTATCGTCAGGAGATATACTCGTGCGGGATTTTACTGAGGTCGGCTGGTGGAGACTACCCGAAACGTATACCCGGGTTGAAAAGGGTATGAGTAAGGCCTGATAAAAAAGATATGCGTCAAGGAGAAGAGTAAATGAAGCAAGTACTATTTTTTGGAGGAATAATTTTACTAGTTGTTGCCGCAATGCTGGTTTCACGTAGTGCTCTCTTTCGTGGTATCACTCGCGATGGATTCACAAATTACTATCTAGAGAATGCGGGTGGCGCGAAGGATAGTTATTCAGGGATTGGCCCCTTCGATGGTGTGCGTCTAACATGTCCGGGTGGCGAGAGCAGCTGGAAGTGCAACACACCGAATGAGCCGCTCAATGGCCCTGCCTTCAAGCCTGGCCCTGATGCTCTTTTTATGTTCAAGAACAATCAGTGCAAGCCTGAGTGCTGCCCTTCATCCTATTCTTGCGATGGTGGTTGCGTTTGCACGAGCCCTGACCAGCGCAGTGTCATTGCGCACAGAGGTGGCAACCGCACCCAACCCGAAGACAGCTTATAAATGCGCTGCCTTCAAAAAGACAGCGTATAAATGCGCTGCCTTCAAAAAGACAGCGTATAAATGCGCTGCCTTCAAAAAGACAGCGTATAAATGCGCTGCCTTCAAAAAGACAGACCACAGAATGCGGAAAATACAGATTCAAATAAAACAGCTTTGCTACTTTATTTGATATTTGCGGGTAGAGGATGAGTGTTTCACCAATTACAATTCTTGGATTCGGTATTTCTGGACAACTTCTTTTATGCCAACTTCTTGAGTTCGTAAAAGGTAATAAGATAACGGTAATCGACTCCGATTTCTGTGGAGGCGATCTAATGTGCAAGTATTCCGCGATTCAAAGCAATACGACGATCGGTCAAAAGGTCGATCGCCTATCGCAAGAGGGTGCAATTGATGACTGGAGTGAAATAGGTCTATGGATATCTAAGCGCGGAAAATCTACAGATTGTTTGCCTGTAGTTGATATCGCAACTGATATTCAACGTAAGGGCCACGAGCGAGTAAAAGAATGTACTGCAATTTACGATACTGCGCGAAACCTTGAGTGGAACGCTGATACAAAACTTTGGACAATTCAGTTTTCGAGTACTCGCCCACCTTTACAAACAAGTATTCTCTGTGTTTGCACTGGAATGGAGCCCCGGCAAGATGACTACGGTGTCCCTTCTATTCCTCTTTCTATAGGTCTTGATCCGGATCAACTTAAACGTATGGTTCTACCCGGTCAGAAAGTAATCGTGGTTGGTCTATCACACAGTGGAACACTTATTATCAAACATTTACTGTCAATTAATGATGTAGATATAACTGGATTTTATCGCGGTGATACTCCATTCAAATATGAGCGAAATGGATACTACGGTGGTATTAAAAAGGAATCTGCAGATATCGCTGATGCAATTTTACGAGGAGACTATGGAAAGCGCTTTACACTTCTTTCAATGAAAGATACATTAAAAATAAGCCAAAAAGTACATTCAGCAAATTGGATTCTACAAGCTATAGGATTTCAATCAAAATCGGTGCTTATTCATTCGCAAAAGCCATTGTGGAATACTGAGACTGGAGAGTGCATTGGATTTCCACAAATTCTATCGTTTGGTGCTTGTAATCCGGCAACAACTGAATACTTGAATAGGCATTACGATGATATAAGTGTTTGTTCCTTTTTGGATCAAATCGAAGCACGTTTACCCTTGCTAAAACAACAGTTGAAAGATGCTTCTATTATTACTTAGTTGTAGTAGTTAGAGATGAACAGCACTGTTCAGAAGTTTAATAGCCTAGTGCCTATGGCATCTAATGTTATTTCATCAAATGCAAAGTCGCTCAATAAGGCCGCGACAAACGCATATAACTCAGTTAATAATGCTGTTAATTCAGGTCTCGGCTCACTTGGATTAGCACCGGCTGCAAATGCTGGATCTGCATTTGCTACAAATGCAGCAAATACAGCAAATGCGGGAGGATCATTTGGTTCACCTTTAACTTGGTTTATTGGATTTCTTCTGCTTTTTCTTGTCTTGTTCGCCTTCTATTACGAGCCTTTTATGAATTCAGTTCAGAATTGGACAACGAGTATACAGCAGTATTTTAATCCGAATACACCTCCTGCTCCTACATCCGATACAAAAGAAACGAATGAAACGGCGCCTACTGCACCACCTATGCCTCCGCAGGAGGCAAGTTCAAATCCGCCTTCAGGATTTGATGCAGTTGTTGAAAAGGTGATTTCTCCGGCAAAAGAGGTCTTTTCAGTGAGCTCTAATAACTTTTCGTACTATGATGCTGCACCGCTTTGCAAGGCACTCGGGGCTGAACTCGCGACATATGATCAGGTGAAGGCAGCGTGGCAGAAGGGTGCTGATTGGTGCAATTATGGTTGGGTAAAGGGTCAGATGGCAGTCTATCCTACGCAACAGGATACATATGACACATTGCAACAGGGACCGGCCGAGCAGCGCGGTGCTTGCGGTAAACCGGGTCTAAATGGTGGATACTTTGACAATCCTGAGTTGAAGTATGGTGTGACATGCATTGGCCCTAAACCTAGACAATCGACTCACGACGCAACCTCTATCACGTCAGGTGCCACACGGCCTCTCACGTCGCAGGGTCTAGCATTTGAAAATAAGGTTCAGCAGTTCAAGGAACAAGCTGAATCATTAGGTATTTTGCCATTTAATTCTGGCAAATGGTTAAGTTCATAAATTGAATGACGTAGTACGCTAGTAAAGTCGTTAGTACAAGTCGTTTCCTAACGACGTAGTACGCTAGTACAAGTCGTTCTTTCGACGGTTTGCATACATATCAGGAAGATTCCCATTATGGGCATCCTCCTCATCTGAATCCATATCACCATCAAGAGTCTTCTGTGTCCACGTTCCAGGCTGCCCTGATTGCACATCAACCCAGACATAGCAGAATTCAACTAGATAGTTTTCTAGACGACTTCCAACAATAGGAAGAGTTCCTTGCCATTGATCAAGGAACTCAAGAAAGCGATCCGTTGATACAAAGTAGTCAAATGTATCCCGATCTTCTAAGTAATTCCTGTGATTTGGCTCTGGATTCATAAGTGTAAAGTTGCGCTTCTTTGTTAACGTATATTCTGCTTCGTAGCAAAACTTAATGAACTTAATGGCAATTTCATCTTCCGTGCGAGACCACTTGTATCCAATCGACTGAATCCACGGGGACAAGCCATTAAAGAAGAAGTTAAGAACTGCATCCTTCTTACTTCCCTTTTCGTACCCCAAGCCGACATAGACCTCGGCCCGCAGCCAGTGGTCAAGAGATACACGGGTGCTGCGAGACACAATATGAATACTAGACATACTGTCTATAAAGTACTACACGACTATACTTGAGCAGGGGGTGCCGCAGCTTTCAATTTTTTAAGCCGTACAGCGGTACTGACTGCACGCCTATCTCGGATAAAGGTGACAAGTTCGTTCGTTTTGTTCGGCAATTCAGGGTGCGACTTGAAGTACTGATCAATGGATTCGTGGAGACTTTTCATTGTAAGTCCCGACGTAGTCTTTTCTTCCTGAAGCTGTAATTGACCTCCGGAGATTTGAATGACTGCATTTGTCATAGCGTTTTTTTCAAGAAGTATTTGAACTTGCTCTTCAAAGCCATCTCGTTGTTTTCGTGCATTCATAATTTGCTTTTGAAGTGCAGCACACATATTGTCATAGTGAACCCACCCTCTGACATTATGTGCTAGGTCATTATTGTTCATTACAGTGAGACCGGATTAATTGTGGATAGAGCTGCCGCGACTAGAGGCGGTTGCCGCATTTGAAAGATAAGTAAGCTTACGGTGGTAAAGGACATTAACAAAATGAGTGAAAACAGGATACAGGTCAAAATAATGTAAGGGAACATACGGTCTAAAATGTGTCGAAGTAGAGGATCAATACAGTGGATTTGAATGCGTTCTCTATTTTTCTGATCTTGAAAGAATTGAACTGCGCGATCAAGAATTGAATAAATCATAGTCCCGGGCACGTCTTTTTTTGATGTTGACTCTTTTTTGGCCATAGATACCATCTACGGAGGCGGTCTAAACTCGAGAAACGATAAAGACCGCAGAATGTCTACTGTCTTTACGGCACCTGAGTGGATATCAAGTGAATCACAATACAAGCTTACGGTATCAAAGGCTTACAGTGAATCTGTACTCTCTCGTGCTAATTTGAAGAGGGATTCATCTGCATCTTTGACTTTTGAGAATGAGGAGCAGGTTCTTGAAGTTGTTAGCGCGCTTTTGCATATCTTGCTCAAGGAAGGTGGTGATAATCATTGGTTTGCTAAGTTGCCTTCGCACGAGCAGCTTATGAAGCGTGTCAAGCACCTGTTTTCAAATATGCCTCAGGTGACTGAAGAATCACAGGCCTATGTTTCATCAGTCTTTATGAATCCTAAGGTACTTACGCTGGTCTGGACACCTGTTCAACCCCTACAGCAGTCGCAGGCCCAGCAGGGAATCTACTTTGAAGATTCTGAGTCAGATGGAGAAGAATCAATTGCCGAGAGTAATCTTCCGCCTGTTGCGCTACGGGCTGATCGGGCAGCGAGTCACGAGGAGTATTTACTTACACGCCTCCGGGCCGCCAAGGCACGTGTTGAAGCCGAGCAAATCAGAATGCAGTATTTTGAGGCTACGGGTCGGATGCCCCCGGATTCGGAGGATGAAGATGAGGATGAGGATGGCGATGAGAGTGAATGAATTCACTAAATTATCTTTTTTATCCATCACTGACAGAATCTCCAATGGCAGGTATCAACTCTCGTGATATCCTATTAGGCTTGTTTGCTGTTGGCCTGATCGTTCTGGCCGTTTATCTAATTGACCCTACGCTTGGTGGTCTAATGCCCCGCAAATACGGGTTCCAAGCTTCCACACTCTCATCGGCCTCTCTCGGCAGCCAGCCTGCCAACTTCCCCGGTGGATCGGGTGCAGTAGATCGGGCAGGAGTCATGCAAAATCCTCATGTTGCTTCTTCTGGAAATGAGGGCTTCACCAGCCTAACGGGCTATGAGGGCCCTTCTGAGTTCGGTAATGCTGAGACACCTGAGGGCTGCTACCCGCGTGATCAGCTAACACCGGGTGAACTCCTCCCTAAGGATACAAACAGTGTATGGGCCCAGCAGAACCCTATGGGCACTGGCTCACTCAAGGGTAAGAACTTCTTGTCTGCGGGTGCTTTGATCGGTATCAACACCGTCGGTCAGTCAATGCGCAATGCCAACTACCAGCTCCGCTCAGAGCCCCCGAATCCGCAGGTTGCAGTGTCCGTGTTCAACCAGAGCACGATCGAGCCCGACACGAACCGCCGCTCTTTGGAAATCTCATAAATTATCACAATTACAAAACCATATGAAGTCTTGTAAGATCTCGTACGGTTTTAGATGGATAGTGTCCTATCAGGAATTTGGACTACCTTTCACAATGCAACATCGTCGTATCCAATTGTACAAGTAAAAAGCAAGGTGGATGGTTTGAATTATAATGTCCGCGACTTACCTGACAAGCAGAAAGCCGCTGATTTGCTGGCATCAGTTCGGGGGAAGCTTCAAAGCCTTATTGATACACTCCGGCAGAGATATCCTGGTAAAGTGCAAGTCATCCAGTTAAATGAAAAGTTTGAGGCTGATCCTAAGCGTTTTTACGAAGCCACGCCTGATGCAGAACACGTCAGCTACAGTGTAAATAAAGGAGATAGCATCCACCTCTGTCTACGTCAGAAAGATGATGACAACGAACAACTTGTTAATGAAAACGTTATGGTGTTTGTTGCACTACACGAAATGGCACACGTCATCACACCGGCAACGGCAAAAAGCCACGGCCCTGAGTTCTGGAATAACTTTGGTTGGCTTCTTCGTGAGGCAGAAGCTATCAATATTTACAAGTACCAGGACTTCAAAGCACATCCGGTGTCATACTGTGGTGAACGCATAACCGATCAACCTCAGTATGATCCTAAGAAGGATAAGATACAGGGCGAAAATGGAGGCCTACTGAAAATCGGAACAATGTAATTCCTCAGTGGGAATTAAGATGTCTCTAAGGACGCAGTTTTCATCTTTCTTATCAAATGAAGAAATCAAACCGCTGCTAACCCAGACGGTAACCCTTCATCTTATAAGAATTTCTGCTACTGGAGCTACCACAACTGAAAAAATCACACTTGGACCGCTACCTTCGTGGTTTTCCCTTCACGAAGTGAAGCTGGCACTTTGGAATCTGAAAGAGAAGAATCCTCAGTTTTCGCCCCCACTCGTCTTTTTGGCGAAAGGAGAAGAGCTAGATTCAGCGGGTATACCGACTCAGTACAAGCCGGTTGATCTAGTGTGGCTTACCGCTGGAGGATCTGAACGTAAGGATGTACTTTCACTTGTAAATCCTCTGAGTTTGATGACTGGAAAACCGGATCCAAGATTTGTAGACTCAGCTGGAGGTGAAAAGGCGTTAACAATGGACAATCGTATTCGGATGAGTTTGAGTGATGTCTTTCGCCTCGAAGAAGGTAAGCAGATTCCTGAACTCTATATCTTTCTCTATGTGGATCTGATTGACAAGATTATTGCACCGAGACCTCTTGGCCCTCGCGATGTTCTGGGTCGCATCAAGCCCTATTTTCCATTTGTCATTTCGGGCGTTTTACCGAGCGCGGAAGGCCTTTCGAACGCTGACTTGGTGAATCAGGCAAAAGAATGCAAGAAGAATCTGGATAAACTCGCCTATTTGGATGAGCTCTATGAAACACTGGGAGGCGAACTGAAACTTCCTGTTCTAAATGGCATTAAGCTTATGCGTTTGTGGTGGTCCAAGGCGCCTGAAGGATGGGACGGTGTTGCACCGCTCTTCTTTGGAACTCGTGCCATTCACGAGAGACCGTATCTGCGATTTTTCCCTTCATCTGGAACGCCGTTATCGAAACTTCGTATTCTAGGTGAGCAGCCAATTCCAGATTTGCCGAATGCGAGTGTTCTCAAGACCTGGAGGCAGGATAAGAATCCGAATCCTGGATTTGAATTTGCCTCGATCAAATTGCTGATTCAGGAATCAATGGTGGGCGAAGAAATACCGATTTTCGCAACACATCGTATTTTTCACGACGGCACAGCTGATCTTATACTGCTACCGCCGAAGCAGAAGCGTCTATTGGATCCTGATACGGACCTACAGGAAGCACCTGAGATGATTGAGAAGGCTATGGATACATTACCGTATTTACTACTTCAACCGGCTCTTGGACAGGCGGATGTTGTCTTTCGCTTGCGACTAATGCGTGAAGATACGCGAGTGACGCGAGAAATGCTGGTCCAGCGTTTACCTTGCTTTTCTTCAGTATTTCAGGAAATTCCGCCACTTCTCGATGAGCAACCGCTCATTGCACTTCGGTTCAAGGGTGTCAGCAATTATTTTACAGAAGATCGTGTCTTTACATTTTTAACACAGCTGCAGGCGCGTGAAGCAGTTTCTGGATCGAGCGAGATTGAGAAGTGGGGTCGTTTAGTAGCTGCAGAGTTTCAGATTCCACTTGAAGATGCAAGAAAGATAATTGTTGCGTGGATTGCACAGCGCAATGAGTATTCATTGGCAGTTCCTGAAACAAAGGATTTTATTTTGAACAAGAATCCTGGAATCGATATTGCTATTTTTGCACAGCATCCGATTTACACATTTCACGTGTCTCGTATACAGAGTTTTGAACATTTTGGTCTTCTCAAGCAACTACTGGGCCTTTTCATAACGGGGCCGGCGGATCGTTTCTCAAAGCAGCGATGCGAGATGAGCCCGCAGGCGGTAGTTGCAGCTGCAGCCGCAGAGAGATCAATTCAAGCAATTCAGCCTCCTGTTGCGTTGCCGGCTGAAGAGGAGGAGGAAGAGGTTGCCTTTCCTGATGAAGATGATGTTCCTGAGTTCTTGCGTGGTGCGATAGGCGTAGCCAACACAGAAGAAGAGGAGGAGGTTGCATTTCCGAATACTGAAAATGTTCCTGACTTTTTACGTGGGGCTCAACAAGCAGCAGCTCCTCAAGCAGCACCAGCAGCACCAGCAGCACCTGCAGCACAAGTGATAGAAAGAGACGCAGAAGAAAAGGCAGCCTTCGGTAAACCTGCAGATGTAAAGGCAATCGGCCTCGCTAAATATTACATTGATCGTCTAAAAATCGCAGACCCTGCCATCTTTAATTATGCAAAGGAGCAGAAAGAAAAGGGTTATGTTACTCACTGTGCAGCAAACGTATCACGCCAGCCGATCGTTCTAGATACTGAAGAGTTCAATGAAATGCGGCGTATCTATGAAAATGATGACGATATGGAATTCATTGTCTATCCGAATGACAAGGATTCAAAGAAATTTCTGAAGAAACAGCCAAAAAAGCAAAATGACGAAACAAGTACGCTGGATGGGCTTACTTATCCGAGTGCCGAGAGACCTGAAGTGATAACAATTGTTCGGTATGGATCCAGTGCTAGAAAGCTGCACTACTATTTCTGCCCGCGTCTATTCTGTATCCGTGATCGTCTGCTTGTACGCTACAAGGATTTTAAAAAAACTGTAGATCGTAAGGGCAGTCCTAAACCTGCAAATACGTGCCCTTTCTGCAGGGGAACACTGATTGAAGAAGAGGATATGAAATTGAAGGCGCGTGATGCAAATAAGACAGTGCTACAGCGCAAACAGCAGCCGAGTTCAGATTCTGAGCGTCAGATTTACATTGGATTTCTCAAGCGTAAAACTCCCGATGGACTTGCACTTCCTTGCTGTTTCATTGATCCTGAAGATCGCTTTGATCCGAATGATCCTGAGTTCACACGGCTTGGACTGAAAGCGAGTGCACTTGCAGCAAAGCCTGTTGCAGTTGCACCAAAACCTGTTGTAGTTCAACAACAAGAAGGCCCAGCTCAAGCTGATCTTCTTTTACAAGCGATGGCCCCTGAGCCAGAACCGCAAGAACAATCAAAGGCTGCACCGATCAAGGGATATGTTCCGAATTACTATCGTGTTCTTTACGGAGCAAGTACAAAGTCAATTGTTGACGCCAATAAGATTCCGTTAGATATTATTGTTCCCACCTCTGCAGCAGATGACCCGAAAAGCGGCCCTCAGGTTGGTCTTTTACCTCAGGTGTTAGATGCCTACTTTGAGCAGGATTCCAATTCACCGAGTTTTCAAGATCGTCTTGAGATTGTACGTAAGCTCAAGGCGACTGCAAAGGGATTTCTTCGTGTTGCAACCGAGAATCACTCAAATCAGAGAAATTTGTCGCTGTTTTCAGCGTTAGCACCATACCTAGGCTATCAGAACAATGCACAAGAGGCAACACGCTTCATTGAAGCGCGTATGACTCCTAAGAATTTCTTACAGCTCAACGGTGGAAATCTAGTTAACGAGTTCTACAACAAGTGTGAAAAGAAGACACAGAATAATATGCGGACGTGGATTGCAACACGTGTAGGAATTGACGAGTTGAAGGCAAGTAATATTCCTGCGATCGAACGTCTGATGAATTCGTTCGAATGTTTTCAGGAATACTTGGTTGATCCTGAACAACGCAAGGATATGCGTGTCTTCTATCAAGCACTGAGTGAACCTGGAGTATTGATGACGCGTGGAATCCTATTTATTATTCTCGAAGTGACAGTTGAAGATTCTCTAGTCAAGAAAGGCGACAAGACTGAATTTAGTCGCGAAGTCAAGTTTGACCGTGTACGATGCCCGCCTTATCCATTGAGTGAAGGGCAACAGAATGCAGATATCTCTTTTATCATTCACTACACAGAAATCATAAGGGACCGCTCAGCACCCGATAGGAAATCTTACAGAAATCTGGGCTGGGAACCACTCTTCTATATTGAACCTTCTACTGATGTTGTCGTTGAAAATCAACGTCATAAGCCTACATTGTTGTTTCAGCGATCTGAAGAGAAAAAGTGGCCGCCGATTGTTCAGAAGCGAGTTTCAGAATTCTTTCGCGAATGTGGGTCCATCAATAGAGGCCCCTTTACAAGCCAATTTGGTATGGATCCAAATGGCTTGATTGGAGCAAATGAGCTCATAACAGCAGTGCGTGTAAATCCGAATGGAATTGTGCGAGATTCTTACAACCACTTGGTTGGATTGACGTATAGGGCTCGCGCTGGTAAATCTGAACTTGCTGTGCTCCCTATCGCAGATGACGGATCGATTCACTTTGAACGGCGTCTATACTTGGACTGGGATGATTTTGATCCTGCCGCGGCAGATGATATCATCAAATTCTATAAGGAGAATATTCTTCCAATTTTTTCGCAGTATGCTGGATATGAGCCTAAATATCTTGCGAGAGCAAGAGATACGGGTAAGATCGTAGGCATTCGTCTTGCGAATGGCTTTATCATCCCTGCAAAAGAACCGCGTGATTCTGCAACCGTTGCAGGATATCGCGTGGTTGATATTGATGATCTTGAATGGGACATTAATCGTACAATCGCATATGACAGTAAGTCGCGAGAGCGTGCATTTAGAATGGCATCTGCGGTAGATGAAAAGAAGGATAAGACGTTTCAAAAGCTACAGCTGAAGGATGCGCAGGATGAGCTTAATGATATTTATCAGCATTTGCGTCTGACGTTCAGTAATTGGCTGGCAATGGGTGCAGGTAAGGATAAGCGAGCTCAGATGGAACCTGTTCTAAAGTCAAATACTTTGCCACTCTTTGAAAAGCGTAAGCGCTTAGATATCTTACTGGAGGGTGAGGTAATGAAGTGGCTGAAGCCTGTAAAAGATGCAGATGTCAAGGGCGAAGTCGGATTCTTACGGGTTGACTGCACAGATCTAGATCATACAGAATGTGAAAACAATGGGCGGTGCCAGTGGACACAGGATCCTGATAAGCCGTGCAAGATTCGCACGCCTGAGAGTCAGGAACCGAGGCTGGCGTATTCAGTTCCACGACTTTTGTATTTGAGACTCGTGGATGAACTCATTCGCTATGCAACAAAACGCAATGAGATTTTTCAAAAGGAAATTCCTCGTTTGACCATTCGCAGAGAAAAGCAGCAGATTGGCGACCAGCTCATCATCCCTGAAGGTACACCTGACTGGAATATGTGGTGGGAATACTTGAGAACCGAGTGGATGACACCTGAGAAGGAGATGCCAAAGTTCTTTGATGAGCAGTTCGAGCCTGTTCCACAGATGGTAAGACAAGATACACGAGTATTACCTCCTTTGCTAAAACGTATTTTAGATCCGACTGGAACTGATCCTAAGGCGCAGAATTTAGTCTGGAATCCTACAACAACACCCGATCAACCTTATTTATTCTTGACACAGGCAATGGGTCGTAATGAAATTCAAGAAATGGAACTTGGTGCAAAACAGATTAAGGAGATTGCATTAACTGCGAAGGTGCAGGTTCTCTATATTCCAAGCGAGGAAGCAGCGGGACGTATGCTTGCAAGAGCTAAAGATTCTACCGAGGCAATTATCCTAATGCCAGTGGATGGTGTTCCTGGATGGATCTCAGTTAGAGGAACCTATACAGTCAAGATTCCACTCAATGCAGTTCCAGAGGCTCTAAGGAAACTAGGACTAAAGTAAAAGAGATCTAAAGTAAAAAAAGTCAAATAACTAATGGATTCTTTGTATGTTGTAATTCCTACACTACGATCTTATAAAGTAGCTCTAGATCTTCTACTACAGTCTCTTCCTGAACAGTGGAAAACTAAAGTAATTTTAATCTATCAGAAAGAAAAGGAAGAATCCTTTACTGTGTTTCCTGATGGCCACATCGAAGTCTATCTTGATAGAAATATCTATGAATATGGATCTTGGATTGGAGTCAACTTGTTGCTAGAGAATAAACTGATTCCCTATGATTCGTGGTTTCTATTTCTACACGATACTTGCAAGTGTGGACCAAAGACATATGAGAAATGTAAAGAGTTGCTTGATTCATTTACAGACTCTGAATTTGATATTATCTGGCTAACTCTTAAGGGGGAATCTAACATAGGTTTACTTCGGCGTAAGGCCATAACAGAAGGTGCAAAAATATATGCAAATGAGTATACAATGACAAAAATGGATGCAATTAAGTATGAACAATATCTAAATTCAAGATTATCACCTAAGATGTTAAATGTTCCACAGTTATTTCTTGATACAGATAAAATAATTACTGGAATCAAACCTATTTATGGAGTACATAGACGGACTGTATTTTATATTGAAACCATTGATTTGGAAAAATATTATGTAATGATATATTCTGAAGAGCAACATCCGCAAGCTCCATAGGAGCTACGGTCTAAGGGCCGCAAGCTCCCTAGGAGCCAGGGTCTAAGGGCAACAGGCTCCCTAGTCTACATCAATCATCTAGAAGACACGGTTCACCTGGAAGAACAATAGGATTTCCTTTACCTTCCTTGATTGCCTCCAGACGGCACTCTAGCATTGACTGAACTTCGTCATCCAGAATATTAAGCTGATACCGCACATAGTTCTTATTATTCGGATGTAGAATAATCAAATAGAGTCCAGATATCTTGAGGCCATAATGTGTCTCAAGAAACCACTTGTAGACATTGAGCTGCATTGTGTAATGCCAGTAGTTGACATTCTCAAGATGGTCTAGAGGTGCATATCCAGCCTCTCCCTTGTAGGCCTTCATCTTAATCTCCTTACTGCGCTTCCAATCATAGATAACATAGGTTCCATCTTCCTTATTCTTGAAGACTGCATCAATACTGCCTGAAAGCTTATGATCCTCATCAAAGACTTCCCACTCCATACGATACGGTTCGAGCTTTTCATAATAGTCGCGCCAGAAGTTCTGGAAATACTGCCACTCTGCTGTATCAATTACAGTAGGATCAATAAGTTCGGTTGCGCCATTTAGCCATTGCTCAATTGCCAAATGCATATTTGTTCCCTTGCCTGATGACTCTGCACCACTGGTTGACCACTCGTTTGCAATTTCTTCAGCAGTCTTACCAAAATACTTACTCTTTGGCCAGTTAGGAGATGCCATCATTTGTTTGATGACGGCATCTGCATCGAAATGAGGAAAGAATGCGTGAACGAATCCGGTCGTTGAGACATAGCCTTCACTCTTGCCTCGAATGTAGTACGTGTGAGTCTTTTCAACGAATCGCACATGCTTATCACGCGGATGTTTGTTCAGAAAGGCGAGAGTTTGCCAAGGCTGTGGCATTTGGTTTGTGTAATAAACCTAGGGCAGGCAATTCAAATTTATGTCTATACAGTAGAAATGGCTTCCCCGAAACAGTATCACCCGACAGTAAAGGGAGTGTTTGAGTGGGCAAATTCAGAACTTGAGCACGTGGGTCGTATTGTGTCCGTTGAAGATCCTGATCTTCAGTACAGCTATGCATTGAGCACAGTGAATGGTATGGCTTACTTGAAAGATGCAATCTATGAACTTGTGAATGATCCTAAGTATTCTATGCATAAGGAGGATCTACTGCGTCTCCACGGCGTTGTAATCCGTGCAATGAAGCACTTGGTTAAGGATTTTAAGATTAATTTAAATACAATCAAGGCTTTTAATACCAGAAAAGTCTTGAGCAATAGAAATTTTACTTACTTGAAAAATACAAAGCGTAAGACAAGGTCTACTCGTAAGACCCGTCGTAATCGTAATTAAATTATTAGACTACGCAAACCCGGCTACCTTCATCATCATCTTACCGAGCTTATTCTCGCCTTCAATAACACTTTCAGCAGTACGCTTACCACCATATTCACTCGAGGCAGATCCAGTGTAAAACAGCAGTGTCTTTCCCTGCTGCTTTGCAGCCTCGAGAATTGTTCTAAAGTCCTGATCTTTCGCATACCGCTGCTTGACAGCCTCTTCGAGGAGTCCTTCCTTAACACCATTCCACTTGACTTCATCAAACTTGGCATTGTGCTTCTTCATCGCAGCCGGCTTCATTTCAGCGTGAACTGCCTTAACTTCTTCACTTAGAAGTTGTGCATCGCGATTGGGATGAAGTGGCTTCTGTGTAGGACCCATTTCGGCCCTTCTCAGGTTCTCAAACTTCTGGTGAATAATCGGGCTCTCCTGACCAAAGATAGCCGTTGCGAGTGTCGGCTTATCGGTTGCATACTTGTAGCGCATACCGGCCATAAAGTGCTCGATTGACGGATACACCTGAGTAGGATCTGCAGGATCTGAGATAGGAAAGAGAGTTCCAGGGGCAATGTGTCGCATTGCGTACTGATTTCCAATCTTGAGACGATCCTGAAGTGTTGCCTCCTGGTAAAACTGGAGGACTTCCGCAGCTGCATACTTACGATTGCCTGCAGGAGCTGCAGGAGGTGCAGCCGCAACAACAGCAGGAGCAACAGCTGTTCCAGAAGCGACTGCAGCTTCAGACAAATCAACACCCTCTTCCTCAGGCAGACCATCGGTAGGCTCTGCGATTACAGCACGCTCTCCCGCAACACCATCTGAAGGTGCAGACTCGCCTACACGCTTGAAGATAAACCAGCGGCTCAGAAATGAGAACTGCTTAACAGCCTCTGACATCGGAAAGCGTCGACCCTTCTTCGCCGCCATATCCCACGAGGATCCAAACATATTTGTACAGGCCTCTAGACCCATTGACTTCAGATCAGCATCAGGGCACAGTTCGCAGCCGATGGTGCGCATCTTTTCTTTCAGAAGCTGCAGAGGAACCAAGTACTCGCGGTGCTCAGCGCCAATGCTAATGAAGTTTACATCAATTGCCATTCCAAATGCCTCATCACCAGGAGGAATTTCATCCGAATCATACTTACGTGTAATTGTCCAGAGAACCGTATCTGCATCAATTCCCTGACGAGCCTCGCGTCCTCGTAGAAACTCAAAGGTCTTCTCGCCGTCAAAGCAGCAGCCGATAAAGTAGCCGCCGACCTTTAATGTTTGTGCAATGTTCTGCAGAAATCCATCGAACATCTCCTTCGATGCGAAGAAGTAGTGAACTGCAAACATACAGCTGATAACATCAGCACCCGCCTTGAAACGACTTGCGAGCTGCGTATCAATATAGGGTGGAACTGCGCCCTCTGCCTTGATTTGACCAAAGACTGATCGGAGAATTGTGGAGTCTTCAGGTGTCGCACCGGCCTCGCCTGACACGAAATTCTTGCTGCCATCTCCGATTGCGAATGCCATTGGCAGAACTGACTCTCGGCCGTTCTTATCCATCGTATCCATCAGACGCTTGTAGGCGCCGTCATTCGGATTATTGATACTGTCGCCGGCGATATCAATACCCAAAACAGCACCCGCATTGACGCGACGCCACTTCTGAATATCGACAGCCTTACCGACGCCAATATCGAGTAGAGCAAGATTAGCCCGCTGCATAACGGTTCCATAAAGAACAACTTCCTTGATGTACTTGTTGTGGAAGTCGCGCAGACCGCGCACCTTGTTCAAGTCCTTTGCAGGCGCCTTGCGGTCCATATAACGCTGGGAAATCGCAGCACGCTCTGACTCCAATGTACTAATGTCATCAAGTTCAGCCTTTGTTGGCTCCTCAGCACCTGTACGAATCATTGATAGTGTTATGGGCTCGTGAATGCTGTTCCAGATAGACTGAGCTGTCTCATCGCTGTTCAGCGTGCGGCCGAGTTCACCGCGGAGAAGACGCTCAGTCTTATCTGTGCGGACCAGCTTCGGAACCCAGCGCCAGCCAGGAGGGCGACTCGGATCGTAGAAGATTTCTACAATGCTCTTGTCGGTGATTGGCTCACCTGACACTTCGCAGTATGCATACTCCTCACCGGACTCTAGCTCTCGTACAACTTCAATGTAGCAGGTATTTGCCATCGAATCAGAGAATTCACGAGGGTGAAAGAGAACTGGTCTGTACACGGAAGGGCCGCCTTTGCCCTTTCCAGCACTCGGAAGCGGCAAGTTCATTAGCACAGTTTCGCGCGGATTCACAGTAGATGGATCATTACGTGAACCCACGTGCAGACGCAGCGACTTGTATCGAATGGCCTTGCCAGAGGACGGATGAATACCGTCATAGACTGCATCCGCAGTTGTTCCTGGTACCTTCTCGGTGACAACCATAAAGTCAATCGTGTTGTCGTGAGCAGGCTTCCACTTGAACTGTTGGCGGAAAGGCGCCATCGGAATATCAGGCAGAGGCATATCATTCTTTGTGAAGATGAGGCCATCTGTCGTGTAGACGTGCGGTGCATCAAGCATCTCAGATGCCGCAGTAAAGATACTTGTATCACCAGATTTGCCGAATCGAAACTTCTTAAGACTTACAGCTAGACGAGTCTTTGCAGTGAGTCCCTTGATGACTTCCTTTACGTCAGCAGGGGTATTCCAGGCTTTTTCCCAGAGCTTCATTTCATTGTAGCGATAGGCAGCTCCCGGCTTGCCATCAAAGAAGGGAAGCTTATGCACATCTCTTGCACCGGCAGCGATGTAGATATCAAACATACAGAACATATGAACAGATTCATCGGCGCTGTTCTTCGTAATCCACTCACCATCAACAAGAGACGTTGCACAGGCCGTATTGACTAGACCGGTTTCATAGACGTTGAGTGCACCATCAATCAAGTAAAGATGACCCTTCGCATCGACGAACCCCATTGTACGGAGACCATCAGCCTTATCGGTTACGTTGTAGCCCTCACGAACATTGGGTGTTCCGGGCTCCACGAGCGATAGCATATTCTGGAGTTCGAGAGTCATTGTCGCAGCACCCCGAAACTTATCCGTCTTCGTAAGTCCTTGGTAGGACTGGATGACTTGACGCTTCGTTGTATTGCTGATCAGGAGACTATTCTTCTGAATGCCCCTGAGGACCTCGCCGATACCTTTAATCAGACGACTTACGGCTGCAGTCGCAGTGTCTCCCTCCATTCGCTCCATCTCCACTTCCACTTCGTAGATCGGAAGGTCCTTCGAAATGTCTTGCTGAAGAAACTTCTTGACCCAACGATAATTTCCGCGAGCATCCTTGCGGCTTGATCGGACCATTGAAAGATCAAACCGCAGGCCTTCGCCGCGAAAGGTCCAACGCCGGAGAATTCGGAACGCCTTATCGGTTGTGGCCCACTGATCCAGTAGGGCAACCATTTCACTGCTGTTCTCGTTGATCTCGACTTCTCCGCGCATCTTAACACGTACATTGTACTCCTGAAGATCAAGGTTCGCATTTGTTGCAGTACGCTGCTTGATCATCGCAGTAAACTTCTTTCCGTTGAGGCGGTCGTCGCGGCAGTACTGCTGAATAACGCCAATACCATTCATACTAATACGTACGTTGGCCTGGGTTATGATATTAAGACGATCCTCCTGAGTAATCGACGTATAGCCGCGATTTTTCAGGCGCTTAGCGATAGCTGCAAACGTTGTTGCACTTACGGCACCGCCAACACCGAATGTAGCTTCTAGCTCCTGTTCGGGATGGTCGATCCATTCTTGTACAAGACGTTTGAGGTTCTCATATTCGGGTTTACGGATATCCATAGTACCCCTTCTGTTTTGGGGTAGGTATTCAACTTTAGGCGTACCTAC